GGGGGAGCCACATCGCGACTCCGCGTGCAGTCATGTACAGCATTCCTGTCTCCTCTCTTCCAGGTAAAAAGGCCGGAAGGCGGTCGCCCCTCCTTCCGGCAAAGATGATGGCAGGCCATCACACCTTGGTGACGGCCTGCCATCGTGGCGGGCTACTGCTGGATGAGCGTGACCGTGGAGCGACGGCTCTGCGGGTCGCGCTTGAAGGTCGCGGGCGTCCCGGCGAGGAGCTCGCCGAGGGTGTGGCCTTCCTGGATGATGTTGATGCCGGGGTAGTTCCGGCCGTCGGCCTCGTTGATGAAGCCGGGCCAGTTCCAGTACACCTGCCTGCCGTCGAAGGTCTGTACCTTCGCGGTCCACGTGGACGCGCGGACCTCGCCGGTCTCACGGTACACGTAGGTCGCATCGCGGCCGTTGGCCTCGGGTGCCTTGAGCTCGAGCAGGATGCCCGTGGCCTCGGTCACGAACAGGCTCGACTGGCCTGCCGACGGGACCTGGAGCATGGCGGCGATGCGGGGGTCGATGGCGGACTGGGACTGCTTGGACTGCTTGGCGCTCATGGTGAGCTCCTTTCTGCTAGCGGTCCCCGGGCCTATCCCGGGAACCATGACTACATGAAACCAAGGTGCACCTGCATGTGCGTGCAGGTCACGGGAGGAACCAGAACCATTGGGGGATGAGGGGGAGCTCCTCCTCCTCAGGTCTGTCATCCTCCTCCTCGTACCGCATCCCGATGACGAGGCTCGCCTCGTACCGGGACAGCTCGACGGTCGTCATCGTCTCATCTCTGGACGACAGGTCGTCGAGTATCGCATTGCGAATCTCACGTGCGGTTGCCATTGCAGCTCCTTCCGACTAGGAGACCGGCACCATGCCGACCTCAGACTGCATGAGAACAAGGTGCGCCCGCATCCCCGAGGGGACACGAGCGCACCACGGCCACATCAATAGGGGATGTCCTCGCAAGAGGATGCATCCTTCTCGGATGGCGCATAGGCCGGGACCTCGATGAGGCGACCGCTTCCATCAACGGCGTACTCATGACCGTCGACGGATATGAAGAGGTCGTCTCCGATGACAGCCCCGAACCTATCGCGCCACTCATCATGGCTGATGATGATGACATGGCCAGCTAGCTCAAACCTGACGTCCATGATTCCGCCTTTCTACTAGTGGACACCAGATGCATATGAACAAGGTGCGCCCGCATCCACGAGGAGATACGAGCGCACCTTGCGATGCTATGCGTACATGCCGGACTGAGGGCACACCATGCTGGCGAGCCAGCGCACCCTGGAGAACCTCTCGCCCTGGTCCCAGGATAGGACCATGCTGCCGATGGCAACGGACATCTCATGCATGAGGGCAGCGGCCTCGTCCTCATCGTAGAGGGCCGGGGTTCCGTAGGCCATCCCATGCTCGATGTCTCCGAGCACCGACTTGCAGAGCGTCTCGAACTCGTCGATGGCTTCGGCAGGCATGTCGTTGCACACGTACCAGCAGCAGTCGTCGGCGAACTGCTGGAGCTTGGAGTTGCTAGAGGTAAACACGATGGCACCGTCCTTTCGGTCAGCGGCGGCATCCCTATGATGCCACCTATAACACATGCGCAAGGTGCGCCTGCATCCCCGAGGAGATACAAGCGCACCTTGCAATGCCTACCAGATGCGGCCTTTCTTCAAACCGTCCAGCCGCCATATCGCGAGGTCCTTGATGTAGACACCTCTGTCGTAGTCGGCCACATAGCCGTATACATCCTTCGGCTTGTGGTCGAACACGGCGATATCGTACAGCTGCGCTCCGGTTAGCTCGGCGCGCTGCTGCACCCTGGCCACGTACCCATCGATCTCTTCCCGAGTCTCATAGGCACGTGAGGTGTGGTACTCCCAGCCGAACGGGATCGCATCGGCAGGGTTCCACTCGATAACGGCGTAGTAAGACATGAGGCACCATCCTTCCAATCAGCGGTAGCATCCCTGTGATGCCACCTATTACACATGCCCAAGGTGCCACGGCTGTAGGCTATGGCACCCTGGGCATGATGGTCAGCTAGAACGGGAGACCCTCCGTGTCGGACACGGGCAGGCTGCAGCTCGCATGGTCGAGCAGCATCTCCGCATCGCGGAGAGCCTGGCAGTACATCGAGGGCTCGCGTCCGAACAGAGCGTCGTCCGATGCGACCCACTCCACCTGGATGGACCTGCAGTACAGGTCGTCATCAGGGTCGAGCCCGCAGAAGTCGAGAGCCATCCAGTCGATGCGATCGTTACGAGTCATGATGATTCCTTTCAACGAGTGGTTGATTGCATGAGCGTGAGGGCGCTAGGGACGATGCGTCCGATTCTTCCCGAGCGGCCACATCCGCCCATCGAGCGCAGCTCGATCGCCGCGCAGCGGCATGGGCGGATGTGGAGCTCGGGGAGATTCGAGGCGCATCGGACCTAGCAGCCCGTGGGCTGCCAGGACGCGACGACCTCGCCGTCGCAGCTGACGACGATGGACACGATGGCGACCCATGGCTTCATCCGCGCGTTGCGCAAGCAACCGCTGGTGAAGCGATGGGCGCCATCGTGGTCGCGGGTCACGGTGCGCTCGTTGACCGAGAGACGCTTGGCCGTAGGCCGGGCGTCGCTCGCGTCAACCCAGCGCACAGTGACCTCATAGGCGCACGCTTGGGTGGCGTCGGTGGGAACTGCATTGACGGTGGACTTGCTAGACTGCTTGACTGACATGATGCGCCTCCTTGGCGACCGAGGTGGGCCGTTCCCACCTACGCCAACCCAAGGTGCGCCTTCTTGCCCGTGCGAATCCCGAGAGCTGTTTGACTCTCAGAACGCAACCGCGAGAAGGGTGACTGCGGACAAGCCGGGATCGCCTAGGGGCGACCGTCACCCTCTGCACGTCCTCTTCCAGCTCCGACCTATGCGAGCAAGCGGGGCAAGGGAGAGCGAAGCTCCTCCCGCGCTCCGCTTGGGAGCATAGGGGGTATAGGTATATTAGGTAAGTGTGGTATTAGGTGTGTGGGAAGTTCCCCCGCGAAAAATCCCCCCACTCTCCAAAGTCCCGCCATATCGCCATGGTCCGAGGTGAACACGGGTGCCTAGCGCTCCGGAGCATGCCATGGGAAGCATGCGCATGCATATAATCGGGCCTATCATGCATACCACCGCCAATGCGCCTTCCTGGAACCGGCAGCCGGGCGGGTACATAGGGCCCCACCTCGCGCATCGGGGCGAAGGGGCGCCTGGGTAGGTATCCTGGGAAATGTTTCAACCGCTCCAGCAAGTCGGAGCGCTCCGTGATCAAGCAATGCGCATGGCTGTCGCCTTGGTGCTCCTCGTAGCTTGCGCCTCAGGCAGCCCTTGGCACCGAGCTCTCCGTCCTTCTGTGCTCGGCCTACGAGTTACCGCATCTTCCATGCGGTTACCTATCCGACCTCCCATGCTCGCTCCCGGGCCGGGCTGCCCGTCGCTTGACCCCGTGGTAGGTGCGATCCTTGGAGCGCTCGCCATGTCTGCATGCTGCATGGCGGCAATGACCCGGATATTCGTCTCGACCCATGCGGGGGGAACTTTATGATGCCTCGCGACACCGCCGTCCGGGAACGGCCCTATGGCCACGTCTTGCTATCGTTCGGTTCCGATGTTATCATAATCCGCAAGATACGGGCGCGTCTTTCTTCCTTGTTGCTATGGCCACGCTAGCGCCCATGGGGGCCTGGTATCCGTCCGCCAGGCCCCCGCTCCATACCTGGAGGCGGGGATGGCTATGCTCGACACATCGGAGCTGCTCGGCGCGATCAGCAGCGAGGCCCAACGGTCGGATCCAGACGAGGGCGTCATCGAGAGGTTCCGGCGCGACGACGCCCTGGAGGTCCCGATCGAGCTCACCGACCTCGACCTGTGGGCCAACTACATGAACGACGACATATACGAGATGGACTCCAAGGTCAGGGAGTTCCTCAAGCGCACCAGGTACAAGAGGCAGGACAAGGGCGGCTACCGCACCACGGCGCAGATGGTGTTCGCCTGGATCTACGGCAGGCAGCCGACGGCCGCCGACGGAGCCGCATGCCGCCTGCTCCACACCCTGCTCACGTACTATTGCACGAGCTACACCGGGCGCACCACGTTCCAGGGGAAGCCCGTCAACAGGGTGTACAGGTTCAGCAAGTACGCCGCCAACGGGAAGCGCCCCTATTCGCTGCGGCTGAGGATCGAGGAGGCTGATGGCGGCGATGTCTTCAGGAACGGCCCTGATTCCAAGGTCGATAAGCGCACCCACGGTAGACAGCCTGATCGCCGCGATGGCTAGCGAGCGCCTCGGCGACGTCGTCATGGCATCCGAGGGCATGAGGCCCGGCATAGGGCCGGACTCGCACAGCGGCTCCAGGAACGCGGCCGAGTACCTCGTGTGCAGGATGTTCACCGATGCGATCTTCAGCCAGGACATAAGGGCGATCCAGCTCATCATCAACCGCGTCGACGGCGGCCTTCCGAAGGACGTCGAGGTCGACGAGTACCGGACGCAGTTCTCCGACTGCATCAACCGCGTGATGGCGATGGAGTCCGGGGACCAGCTCAAGCTCCTTCCGGACGACACCGTCATGATGGCGCTGTGCAAGTCCCTCTACGCCCTGGCCACCCAGGACATCTACTGGGACGCCGATCGCGGGAAGATGCGCAGGCCGAGCACGGACAAGAAGCAGGAGCGCGATGCTGCGCTGCGCATGGTGCTCGAGCGCGCCGGCGGCCGCAAGACCCTGTCGCCCGTGCATGAGGTGCGCGAGGAGATCGAGGACGCCGACTGGGTCTCCGCGCTCCCGGGTGTATAATCCAGCCATGCACCACCCGGTTTCCGGGTACAACGGGTCGCAACCGTTGGGCCGGGTGGCAGGGCGACGGCCGATGTGGAGGCCGGCTCGGCGAGCGGCCGCTGTGGATCCCCGCACCACGGCGGCCGTCCGTTTTTTTTTCTTCGCTTCCCCAGCATGTATATCAACGAAATGTGATATACTTTCCCTAGCAACGGGAAGAAAGGGGACGGCATGGTCGACAGGTCAAGGACGCTCGACGAGTGGCTGTTCGCTCCTACGGATGCGGACCGCGTGTGCGTCAACAGGTTCCACGACATCGCGAACAAGGTCTACTACGGCTACTCGCAGCTCGATCCGGATGCTCCGGACGACGACGACTTCAGGACGAAGGTGGCCCAGCTCATGAAGGCGAGGCTGGTGCTCCTCGGAGGCGATGTGATCTACGTCAGGGAAGGCAACACGTTGCACACCCTGGGCGATTCCGTCGACCTCCTCAGCTACTACATGCATGCGGACTCGCGCGAGGCGAGGAAGGCGATGGACCTCCTGGAGACGAACTTCCAGGGCTACTTCCCCATCGTCGACGGGCTGGTATGGCGCGATGTGATCCGCGTCGATTACCCCGACGGCCGGAGCTGCTACGTCAACCTGCGCACCCTCCGCGACGCATCGCGCGAGTCGTGGCAGGACCGCGAATGCTTCCCCGAGTTCGGGGCGAGCATGGTCAACCCTGCGAACTACGGCCCGATCAAGCGGTTCTTCCAGACCCTGAACTCCGCCGTCGGCGAGGACTTCTTCTTCGAGAAGACTATGATGTACCACTTCAACCAGCCGTTCAGGGAGAAGAGCCATGTCCTGGTCGGCGGGGGCGGCAACGGCAAGTCGATGTTCATGGGGCTCGTGCGGCGCATGTACGGCGACTTCGCCATGACCGACGCTCCCCAGCCGAACTTCACCGGGCATGCCGCCGCCGTGATCGCGTACAACTTCATCGGCAAGCGCATCGTCACGTTCAACGACGTGGGCGACCCGAGCGCCAAGTTCCTCGAGTGGATGAAGCGCATGATCACCGGGAACCTCGAGGTCAAGACCCCCAACGGCGCATGGTTATCCGTCCCGTGCAACGCGAACTTCCTGATGGAGACGAACCACGCGCCGCAGATCCTGAACCTCGAGGCCCATCGCCGCAGGTTCGTCATCAGGCAGTTCGACCCGGATTTCAGGCTCAGGGACTGGGTCAGCGACGCGGACCTCGACAGGCTCGGCGACCGTGGGGACATAACCTCGGCCGACCTCGTCAACTACATGCTGACCGTGAGGGATAGCGTGTCCAGCTGGTCGACGTTCGGGGAGGAGCCCCAGGACCTCGATTGGTGCGAGGAGGAGGTGGCCGAGTGATTGACGATGACGAGGCCTACGGTCTGAGATGCACGATAGGCATGCTCGAGGCCGAGAACAGGAGGCTCAGGTCGGAGCTCGAGGGAAGGAGCGGTATGGATTTCAGGAAAGAGCTCGGCAGGAGAATCGCCGCTGCCAGGAAGGCGGCGGGCATGACACAGAGGGATGTCGCAGATGCCCTGCATGTATCGTGTGCATGCGTTAGCTACTACGAAACAGGGAGCAGGATGCCGAACCCCATGGTCATCAGGGACATCTCATATCTGTTCGATGTCATGGTCGATGACTTGATCCCTGATCTGGACAGATGATGTCAGAGATGGAGGACATGATGAGGGAATACCGTGACTTGGTGGATGAGATCAACTGGATGCATGCGGAGCTCCATGGCGCCGAGATGGAGGCAGAGAAGCTGCGGAAGACCATCGTGTCCATGAACATCCTCTTCGATGGCGAGATGGAGAGGATGCGTAAGGCAGCGACAATGGAGCGCGGGACGTGCAAGGCCGAGGAATACGAGGACACGGGCATCCTGGTTTGCTCGGAATGCGGGGCCTTGCTGGACGATGACCGCACGGCGTACTACTGCTGGTGCTGCGGAAGGAAGATTATCTAGGCATGGCTGAAGGCAAACCTGAATGGCTCAGGGAGAAAGAAGCCGAACGAGCCAGGAGGCGCGGGTTCAAAAGATGCATTAACTGCCGGATCGGCGGCGATCCATGCGGATACACGAAGAACACCGGCAAGGGCAGAAGGATCATGTACCGGTGCCGCAAGTTCCCGAGCGTGAAGTTCCACGACGAGTCCTTCGCCTGCGAGCATTACATGTGACATGACGCTTTCCAGGGTCTGCCCGATGGTATAATCCCTCGGTAGTACACCGTATCGAAGGGAACGCCATGGCGCAGGCAGTAGATGCAGCCGGGAAGGTGAAGAGCCTCAAGGGCATCAAGAAGATGTCGCCCGGGATCACGAGGTCCCGTCAAGGGCTGCCGGCGCAGCGCTCCGGCACCGGTCTCCGCCAGAACCATGTCGACCACACCGCTTTCACCGGATTCGTTGACAGCATATCGAACGCTGCGAAGAAGCTGAACGATAGGCTTTCCGGGACTGTAGCTCCGGAGAACCGGATGACCGTGTCGCCCACATGGGCGAGCACGCCGTCTGCGCCTGGCGGCATGGATCCATCCTCACTGGACATGCGCGGGCTCCGCATGGATCCGAAGCTGAGCGATCAGCAGATCGCCGATGCACGCGAACAGGAGATCATCGGCCCTGCGATATCCGATCTCTATTCCGCGCTCAACCAGCCAATAGAGCAGAAGGGCAGGAGGGGCGTCTCATACGAGGTGGCCGGCGAGCCGCAGGAGACAGTCGGGCCAGCCCCCAGCGAAGCGGCACCCGAGCCTAAGCCGGCAGCGCACCCGAGCTCCGAGCAGCAGGATTCCGATCAGACCACAGCTCAGCCAGCGGAGCCGCAGACATATCTGCCGGTCAGTCCGAAGGATAGGCGTGGCAACGACTGGGTATCGGCAATGGCTCCGATCTCCGATGCCATGTACGATGCGGCATCATGGTTCAAGGGCCAGGCCGAAGCGCCGATCCCCGATACGTCGCATTCCGGGCGGACCGATGCGTGGCGCTCCCTCGGCGAGGCCCTCGGGTCCCCGATCGACAGGTACATCGATGAGCATGATACGGATGGCACCGGCGCATATGTGCCTGATCTGACGCATTCTGGTCGCACCGGGGCATGGCGATCCATCGGAGAGGCGCTCGGAGCGCCGATCGACAGGCATTGGGACGACGTCCAGAACTACAGCTACGAGGGCCCTGCTGGAGATAAGGCGCTGCCTACCGCGGAGCCTGGCTCCATGATGTCCGAGGCGGGGCGTTTCGATGAATCTCCCAGGGTATCCCCGCTGCAGAATGCAGTAGACATCGCAGCAGACAGCATCTCCGATCATTGGGATGACGTACAGAACTACAGATACGAAGGTCCTTCCGGGGATAGGGCGCTGCCCACGGTCGACCAATGGACGCAGATGTCCGATGCCGGGCAGTTCGATGAATCGCCCAGGGCATCGCTTCTCGATGCTTTCAGCGAGCAATGGCGCAGGGCGACCGATGGGGCGACCGATGCGCAGAGGGATGCCGAGGAGGCCTACTCCGTCGTCGGCCGCCGTCTTCCGTACTCCGATGTCTCGCAGGTATCGCCGACGAGCGAATGGTTCGAGATCGGCTCGGGCGATGAGACATGGCATGCTTTGAGCGATCTTACCGGCCTGTACGTCGATCCAGATATGGTCGGGCGCACCGACACCAACCAGGCATATGAGGATTTCTTCGTTGCGAACGGCGCTGATGCGGACGATGTCCGCGCGATGACCGATAGGGATGACTCCGAGATCCTGTCGTCGATCGGCCTCGGCGGCCCGCGCGAGTACGATAACAGCAATGCCACCGGCGATGCGTCGGTGATCGATGACGGCACATCGTATGATTATGACCACGCCACATCGAACTTCATGACCGGCACCCAGTACCTCAAGTACCGTGAGGAGCTCGGCATCGCCGGGCGTCCGATCGAGGATATCGATCCGCGTGCCATCTACAGCAAGCAGCAGGAGCTGATCGATTACGGCTTCGTCCCGTATACGCCTGATTGGATGTCGGCTGTCGAGCGCAACGGCGCGAACCTGATGCTGGCACCTGGGCGCCTCGCCGCCGGTATCGGCAATGTCAGGCAGAGCGTCACGCCCGATTACAAGATCAATATAAACGGCACCGAGGTCAGCGGCCGCGATTTCGATAGGAAGGCTACGCCGTACATCCAGCAGATAGAGTATCATCTGCAGACCGACCCGGAACGGTACATGTACGTGTACGAGTTCCCGATCGAGGAATCGGACGGCACTACCTCGTATCACCATAGCTGGCCCATCGCCAGCCAAACGACTCGCGGCGAAGACGGGCGATGGGTCGTGCCATTTGAAGACGGGACCGTCGCGACCCTCTCCGAGGATCTCTCAGCAGATGATGTCTGGCATATGCTGACGGATACCAAGGCCGAGCTTGTGAAGCTCAGCGAAGCCAGGGGCGATCTCCCCGATGATCTGTCGGAGCTGGACCGCAGCGAAGATGACGGCGGCAATTGGATGACCTATCAGTTCCCGGACCTCGTCCTCTCGGATGGCACGAGGATCCCGTATCTCGATGCGTTCGGCATTTACACCGATACGACTGTCGATGATGATCGTGAGAACGAGTTCGATGACGGCATAACGTATTCGTTCTCAGAGAAGCCTGTCCCGTTCTGGTTCGACAACAAGCCCGCGAGGCTCTCGTCGCAGGAGCTCTTCAATGAGCATGGATTCGATTTGCGCGATATAGGCAACAAGGCCATGGACTTCACGGCCGGTTCGATTCCCATCTCCCTGCCGGGCCCGATCCCCTGGATATTCTCTGCGCCTTCCTCGATCGCGAGCCTGGCCGGCGTCGATCCTTCCTCGTACAATCCGAACTTCGGATCGTATCTGCCCATCGCAGGATACTACGATGATAACGGGAACATGCGCTATGGCGTCCAGGCTCTAGTGCCTGAGGGCGAGGATTGGATGGCGCTCGATCCCAAGCTGCGCGTCGATCGCGATACGTCGAATTGGCTCAGGTATTGGAACACCGCAGGCAACATGCTCGTCCCATTCACCGAGCAGATCGCAGGCAACGTCGGATCGGACCCGATGGGCAGGCTTTTCCACATCCCCGATCTTGACGAGATCGCAAGCCCGACCTTCAAGCAGCTGCTCGCCAATAGGCTGTGGGGCCCTGTCGGCGAAGGCATCGAGGAGATAGTCGGCAACGTATTCGACGAAGCCACGAACTACGGTCCGAGCGCATGGACCAATCCGGCCGTCGATGATGAAGGCAATGTCATGACGGATGCCGTCGGACGCGAGATAAGGGATATGAATACTTCGGCGCTTGGCAGGGCGGCGAATGCCCTCGATCCAGTCGAGGCAATGAACGCATTCGCCGGAGGAGCGCTTGTCTCCGAGGTCATGGGCCTGCCCGGGCTTCCCGGAAGGCTCGGCAACTACGCGAACGCCGCGTACAATCAGAGGCGGATGAACGACATGGGCATCAGCCCGTATGTCGTTCCCAAGGAGTCGGTCGAAAGTGAGATCCCGGAGGAATACTTCGACGAATCAGACGATGAGCCGATCACATGGAAGAATAGGAGCAGCGTAAATGGCCTCGCAAGCTGATATACAGGCACGTAGAGCAGCGCAAAACGCAACCGTAGGCGACGTCTCGTCCAAGGTTGCAAGCGAGCTTGCCATCGCAGGCGATGGCCCTGGCGGAAAACGCGATCTGGAGCTCGGCGATCAGACGCCGCGCTGGTGGTTCGATGACTTCGCTACCGCAGAGGCAACCAAGAATACCCAGACGGCCATGCGGCGTTCCGCATCGCCCGAACCGGTTGCGAGCGTCAGGGAGGCATCGCCGACAAGCCGTCTGGAAGAGGCTCCTGCGCCCCGCACCCGAACCGATGAGCGCGTGGCCGATCGCGACGAGCAGCAGGACATGGAGATCCTGGTTCCGGATTCCGTGAGAAGCGGCCTTGGCGATGCAGCCGATGTCGCACGCGGAGGAGCGCCTGCTGAGCAGCCGGCCGAAGCCGCACCGTCGGACGACGGGCAGGCGATCGAGGAGACCCCCCTCATCGATCAGCCTATAGTCGGCCAGGTTCCGCAGGGCAATCCCAGAGCCCGATCGAAGCGCAGCAACGCATACCGCAGCGAGAGGATGTCCGAGATCGGCTCCATGTCGAGAGAGGACGCAATCCGCGAGATTATGTCGGACAGGCGCCAGATGCTCGCCCCGTTCGTGAAGCCGGCCGTCGAGGAGGACGAGGACGCAGGGGAGCTTGAAGCAGAGGACAACGGCACCGGATTCTGGAGCCGCCTGTTCGGATATGCGACCGGCAAACGCACGCCGCGCCTCTTCGAGGCGTCTACCAAGCGCGGCAAGAAGGCCCGCGACCGCGAGAAGCGCCGTGCGAAGAACCTCTTCGACTCGAAGGACATCGGCCGCCATGTGTATGCGAAGCTCATCGGCAGCGCCTCCATCGGGTTCCGCGAAGTCGGGGTCGGCATAGAGGAGATCGTGGCCGTCATCGAGCAGAACCCGTCGTACCTCGGCAGGCTCATGGCGGAATACGCTGAAGAAGGCGAAGATGTCGGCGATATCGCATCCTGGTCGAGGGCACAGATAATCGATTTCTTCAGGAACCATGATGTATACGTGAGCACTTTCAAGCCGCCCGACAACACAGGCTCCGATATGCAGCGGCGCATCCTCCGCATCGTCGACAGCGCGGACAGGGGCATCTACATCCACCCGATCATGGCCGCGATGTACACCGCAGACTATGACGGCGACGATATGAAGATATCGCTTGACCCGCGCGACGCTGATTTCGCCCGCGATCCGATGTCCTATATGCTCGACTACGACGGCGAGATGAAGCTCGATATGAAGTGGCTCCCCATCGCGGAGCTCTGCGATGGATGGGAGGAAGGAAAGAGCGCATACGAGTACATCAGGGATTACATGCTCGCCGACATCGTCGCAAGGCTCAACCTCGGCGATGCCGGGATACGCAAGCGCTTCTCCGACTTCGCGCAGATGATAATCGAGCTCGGCAAGACCGCCAACCAGGGCGAGGACGAGCAGAAGAAGGCGTATTCCAAGGTGTTCAGGGCCGCCAGGGATTTCGCCGATTGGTATGCGAACTCGTCCGGAGACCCGCAATTCGCCGACACCGCGAACAGCCTCATGTCGGATATCGTGTACCACGTATACCAGGGCATGAGGAACCTCAGGATCAACCATACGCTCACCACCGCCGCCAACGGCGGCATCGCGATCGAGCTTCCCGCCGATATGCTGCCTGAGCCCAGGTCGCATGGCGACCAGGCGATCTGGACGCTCGTCGACGGCATGGTCAGGGGCGCATTGCCCAACAACTTCCAAGAGCTCAGGGTGATGCTCAACGCATATCTCGGCATCACCGGCAAGTACAACGAGAACGGTGAGTTCGAGTACGACAGCGTCAACGCGCCCTTCCGCTTCTCCGCTGACATCGGCAAGCTGATGAAGATCGACACGCGCCTTCAGATAGGAGGCGTCGCAGGCCGCACCGTCGAGAAGACCGATCCTGTGACCGGCGAGACCTACGAGGTCTTCGAGCCGGGCCAATACAGTGAGAACGGCGATTTCGTCATCAACATGAATGATGACGACAAGATGGCCATCCTGTTCGAGTCGCTCGTCAAGTACCAGCAGTCGGAGCGCATGGCCAAGGAGATCAAGAAGGCGGGCAAGGTCGAGTACCAGTCTGAGAGGCTTCGCCAGCTGGTGAAAGCCGAGGCGAAGTTCCCCTGGTCAGAGGTAACGCGCCGCGATGGAACCGTAGGAGTCAGGAGCTACTCAGAATGGCTCGAGGATTTCGTCGCCGCCTATAGGAAGCATTCCGCAATCATCAACCAATCCTATCTTTCCTGGCTCGCCAATATGGAGATGTCTTCCGAGTCGAACGAGCGCGTCGTATCCCCCTTGAACCGGTTCATCGAAGAGAAGAAGGTCAAGGATGAGAACGGCAAGATGAAGACGGTCAAGATACCGACGTATAGGTTCAGCGATCTCGCCGAGCCGATCCTCACGGTCTATGGTTCCCATAGCGTCGAGAAGATGTTCTTCCATCTTGTGGACAATGGCAACATGCGGCCGGAAAACCGTGACCCGTATTGGCTCGGCAATCCGAAGAGGAAAAAAAGCGGATCGCCGCATTTCTTTGATAAAGAGCTTAACGAAAGCAATGACACGTCGATGCTATGGGTCACTGGCAAGTATATGACTTATAGCCTGAGGGCGTTCGCCCATGAGAACCGTCTCGTGCAGATGGATGATAAGAAGATTGCGAAGTATAGAAGCACGACGATCGAGGACTCCAAAGAGCAGCTCGATGATGTGCAAGCCAGCTTCCATATGCTTATGGCGATCGCCGATAAATCGACCGGCACTGCATCGAAGTTCAACAAGCTCGTGTTCACCATGAGGACCGATGACGGTCGGAACAACGGCATCGCAGACGGGCAGAAGGCAACCATTCAGATGTGGAGCGATCTCGGCGCCGAGCTCAAGGACCTTTCGATGCAGGGAACCGTCATCCAGGCTGGATACTATGCCGGCATCGGATCGCGGGAGACCCCTGCGAATGTCCGCGCCGCAATGACGCGCATCGGCGAAAAGCTCGCAAAATCAGGCTATAGGCTGCGCAGCGGACATGCTACGGGAGCTGACCAGGCTTTCGAGAAGGGCGCAGGCGATAAGTCGGACATCTTCCTCCCATTTAAGGACTTCGAGTCGAGCGTCAAGATAAAGGGCGAATCATATGTGCTCGATAAGATGTCCAAAGATGCGCAGCGCATAGCCGAGCAGTCATTCTACCGCTTCCATCCAGGCGCCATCGGCATCGTCGAGCGCTCTCGAAGCAAGGACAAGGATACGAAAGAGAAGGCCGAAGATCAGATAAAGTTCCATAAGCGCAACCATTTCCAGATCGAGGGCCTCGATGGAGCTCCTGACAGCGCCTTCGTCGCATGCTGGTCGCCGCATGACGACAAAACGCATGGGACCGACCAGGCGATCAGGATCGCGAACGCCAAGGGCATCCCAGTGTTCAACGCCGCCGACTATATGAAAGACAGCAACGACATGGAGGGCCTTGCCAAATGGGAGGCCGATGTCATCGAGGCGTCGATGAAGGCGCAGGCCGGTGAGCTCAAACGATACCAGTCGCGCGATCAGATGCTCTGGGTCGACGATATCGTGGAGACCCTCGTCGAGAGCGGTCCCGAGCTGTTCGCGTACTTCAACATGGATTCCTCGGCGGGCTTCCTGAACTCGAAGTGGGGAAAGCAGATAGTCGATGCGGCAGGAGACCTGGAGAAGCTCGGCAGCATCCGCACCGCCATGGTCTTCGAGTACCGCATGAGGTACGTGAGAAAGGCCCAGGAGACAATCGGAGAGGTCGACGCGGATGAGGAGAAGGCGATCAACGAGGCTATCCGCGAGAACGAGAACCTGAAGTTCGCTCTCGATAAGCTCGCCGATTCGTCCGAGACATGGCATGGCATAATCAGCGAGTTCAAAGCCGAGGACTCGGAATCCCAGGTATCGTACTTCCAGGCGATGAGGGATGGGCTCGAAAGCGGCGAGAAGCCGAAGAAAACGGCTCCTGATGGGCTTGTATACGATTGGACCCCTGAAACCCTGGATGCCGACCTGTTGTTCTGGAAGAACAAGAACGGCCCGAACCCCAATACGCATCGGACGCTCATGGAGGTCATAGAGGATCCCGATATACCGCGCGATACGAAGTGGAGGATCATCCGCGATGTCGTGAGCTATTGGGAGAGCGACCCCTACCTCAAGAACTACGAGATCGGCTTCCAGATGGAGATCGGGAACGACGCCGCGTATATGATCGACGGCGCGGAGAGGATCGGGGCCATGAAGGCCCATAACGATTTCCGGGAAGCATTCACCAGATGGGGGCGGACGAGCCGGATCAACATGAGGAACGAGATAAGGCTCGCCTCGGTGAAGCACCGGCAGAACACCGGAGCGCTCATGCAGACGCTCCAAAGGCTCGATTCATGCCCCTGGGAGCTCATCGCCATCGATAATGCGATGTACGCCAGCGCGATCCTCTCCGTGAAGGATAAGACCTATGCGCAGACGGAGAAGGCGAGCCAGCATCCATGGACGAACGCCATATATGCCGCCGTATCCTTCCAGCGCAACGGCGGATTCATGAACGATGTGACACGTACCGATGACAGGTTCTTCGGCCTCCAGAGCGTCGATGCCGTCGACCTGGCAGACGTGATCCACATCCTCGCCGATCCGACGGCGGAGCTGTGGGTCTACAACAAATACGGCGAGCTCGGCTATATCAACCGAGCAGTCCTGCTTAGCACGGCTCTCGGCAGGGATATCAACGAGAACAACCTAGGCGAATCCGATATCTGGGAGTTCCTCGAGAAGGAGCCCCGCATAGCGTCTGCGATCAGAAGGCATAACGCATGCGTCCGAGCCGACGTTGACGGCACCGGGTACATAGGCGCGACGAACAGCATCAGCGAAACCATCCAGAACTCGAACAAAAGCATCCAGGATCCGCTCGACCACGTCAAATACCTGATGCGCGATCATCCCGTCTATGCGGGCATCATCTCGCTCGCCAGCAAATCCCCGACGATCAAGGATGAGAACGGCGATGAAAGGCGCGTCGGATCCGTCACGCGCAACGAGAGGTCGAGAGTCGTAGACATCGAAGACTATCTCTGCAGGCAGCTCTATACTGCCGCATCATCTGCCGGCGATGGCAGCCAGTTGGCCGAGGGCGTTCTCGAGAGCATGGGCATCACACGCGAAGCCCTGAGGGAATCGCTCAGATCGGACTACAACAGGTTCCTCTCCGAGCTTGAGATCCCGAAGGTCCAGGGCGAGAAGGCCATCGAAGAATCGCAGACCGATGCTGACGTGATCTACGATACGGCACGGAAGCATATCGACGGATACATATCCGAGATCAGGCGGAACGTGAGGATCTCACCGCTTCCGTTCGAGCCGAGCTACGGGGAGAAGCCGTCGAACATGGGCGTCGACGTCGTATCCGCCGCATCGTTCTGGGATGTCATCCAGGAACTCGGCGGCGCGAAGACCAGCGTGTCGACGGGCATCGAGGGCGCCGAGACCTACAACTACGGCAACTGGGCGGCGCATATGGACATAAGGGACAGGTACGCCGACCTCGCATACGTAGCCGACAGGGACGATATAGACCAGTCATGGGACGGGGCCTGGACGAACCTCGTATCCGGCGGCGAGACCATCCCCCTCGTCGTGGACGAGACCGGCAACGCCTCGATAACCTACCAGGGCGTGTCCTATGGGATGGACGAGCTGAAGGACCTCATCGATGCATACAACGAGAACGTGGAGGACGATTCGGATAGGATCGACGAGATCGTCGTCATGGTTCCCGAGGGATACCTCGTGCACGATAAGTCGACCGACTCGTTCGGCAATCCGCTTACAAGCCTCGCCATGTTCATGGTGAGCAAGCGGTCGAACGGAGCGGAGACATTCAACCTCAAGGCGAAGAAGGCCGGTTATGACGGAACCGATTCCATCATAAAGATGCAGGGCAGGCACCGCATGGTGAATACCCGTGATGAGAACGGTAACCAGGTGACGAGGCGCGTAAACTTCCTCGATGACTTCCGCAACAAATACGCGCTCATGGCCACGAACGGTAACGTGGAGGCCGCCCGTCTGGGTCTGGCGAAAGAGCTCATGAAGGAGAACCAGGATCTGGGCTACAGCGACCTCACCCTCTCCAATTACATGTGCCTCGCCGAGCTCATGCTCATCCAGGGCGACAACGGCGTCTATTACATACGCTCCCTCGAGATGCTGTTCTCCGCCGTCAAGCACCGCATCGGGGAGCAGATAGACGATATGACGGAGGATCAGATCCGCGCGAAGGTGGCGGAGATCATCTACGATACCAGCGAAACCGGAGTCGGCATAGGCATGATGGCGACGCAGGAGGCGTTCAACGAGATCAAGCCCAAATCGACCTCCCACTCCACCACCGGGATCAATCTCGGCTCCTCGAACTTCGCCAGGAACTACGACCTCATGGATGCCATCTCGAAGAGCGATCGGGCCCAGAGCATCGTATACATGGCCGACAACGAGGCAGATGAATGGGATAGGACCCTTAGGAGCGTCGACCGCATCGGCAATTTCCTCAAGAACCTCGATGTGACCAGGAGATACCGCGTCATCGGCTACATGACGACCAAGGCTGACAGGAAGAAGCTCGATCAGAAGGGTTTCAGACGGGCCAAGTGGCAGATCGGGCCGCGCAATCTATTCGTCATCGACGGGTCGAGCGAATACACCGCCGAGCAGATCAAAGAGACGTGCGACAAGGCATACGATCTCGGCGTCACGGTGGCGATCAGCCATGAGAACCTCAGTAAACTCCCGGCAGAGTATTTCGCGGATGCCATGATATCCAGCCCCGATGGGGACGCCATCATCCCCATGTTCGATATAAGGCTCAACGGATCCGAGGCCAAGCCCAGCAATGGCGGCAGCTTCTCCATTTTCCAAACCCCGTATGACAGATACACGGTGACCGTGGAGGACTCGATAAACTTCTTCGAGCTCGGCGATGCGCAGTACAAGCCGCTCAAATGGCTTGCTGACAGGATCAGATTGAGGGAACACGGATCAGTCAAGATCAAAGCGCTCGATCTCTTCCCGAACTCCATCGACAATGAGAGGTTCGACCATCATTCGTTCAGCGTCCATCGCGCGGACGCAAATGATATCAAGCGAATCGTATCCGGCAACTGCGTGATCGACTACGGTGTGGTCGAAAGCGATGAGAAGAGGTTCAAGCAGCGCAAGCGCGATGTCGAGAAGGCCAGGGCCAGATATGCCGGGATGCTGAAGGACGCGGATAAGGACCTCCAGATCACCCAGGATTTCAGACCGGGCGATATCGTATCGTGGATAAGGCTCGACGCCACGGATAACAATACCGGCAAGGTATACCATGTATACGCTCCCATAATCCCGTTCCCGCTGCATGGCTCCCGCCTCAACGTGCCTTCGAGATTCAGGAATCTGCCGAGACCCGGCAGCACGACTTCGATGGTCCAGCTCGTCAGAGTCGCCGGCGACAACAACCTGTTCGCATTCGACTGGGAGAACACGTCGACGATCGAACGCGGCTTCGCCAAGTTCTTCGATAGCTCGGGCGGCGCGAACAAAGGCATGGTCAACTTCGCCGATACCCTCAACGAAGACCTCATGCTCTCCGACGGCACGAGGATCGACATGTTCTGCGCGAAGGCATCGACCGACAGCCGCAAGATCGGAACGGACCGGCGCATCAAGACGATGATCTCCCTCATGGCCATCGCCCGCATGCACGGCTATAACTTCGCAGCCGATCCCAACGACATCACCAAGCCGAATGATCGTACATTCCCCGATAATCCGGAGCTCCGAAACAGGATGCTGCACGAGCGCATTCCGACGGGCGAATGGAAGCAGATGCTCGATTCCGGCGATATCCTGTTCCTCGACGATTACAGGCTCAACAAGTTCATAAACTACGAATGCCGCAAGATCCTCGAGAACGGCGGCAACCCCTGGGATTTCCTCGCGAACAAATACACCGAGGCGGATGGCACGGAGCGCGACACCCACGTCATGTGGGAGTTCGAGGCCATGTTCGACCAGGGGCTCGATTACGAGCACGATCTGCTGCGCTTCTTCCACCATATTGATCCGATGCTGTGCCCGGATGGCATCTACGACGACAACGAGCTCTACACGTTCAGGCTCGCAAGGAACCAGGATGGGAGCCTCGCCGACGGCTACGATGCCGGCGTCCTCCAGATGCTCACGCCATACAAGCATAAGGGGAAGACGCTGTGGATCAGGAACAACGTCTACGTCGGGCTCTCCTTCTTCGGAGAGGAATACTCCGGTTTCTCGCGCCCGAACATCGACGGCTCGTCCGTGTTCCTCGATGCCGCGAACACCGCAGCTTACTACGGTAAGCAGCTCGACGATCCGCGCTCGCGCATCCGCAACGAATGGGCGACATCGGACATCGGGCGCATCGGGCTCAACAGCGGCGGCTTCGGACCTTATAACATGAGGAACGTCGACGTCCCGGATGATTACAATGCCGATGTGCCGGATGATGAGCAGGAATAGAATGGCGGCTATGGGATGATATGATGTCAATCGTCGATCGATTGTAGGAGCATCGGATGGCTAATAAAGGCATAAATACCCATAAAACAGCCCAAGATAACGCTGCACGGCAAGCGCTCAACGCAGAGGTAGCCGCAAGGCTCAGGAAGGGCCGGCAACCATCCGGGAACACGCTCGGACCTGGCGGCAACCGCGATACGAGCAGGGTAACCGACTCTCGGGTCAATGAGGTGCAGGCTGAGGCTGTCCCTCAGATAAGCGGTGGATCCGTATCGCCGTCACCCAGGAAGACGGGGCAGACCAAAACCCAGCCTTCCGCTCCTCAAAAGGCGGAGCCTGAGACAAGGGCCGATGTTGCGGCTGCTGCGCTCCATGCATCCGGATACGGTCCTTCCTCCGATACGGATGAGCGTGAGGAGGAGAAGGAAGATAAGAAGCAGAAGCCGCTGCAGCAGGCTAATGAGGAGTTCGCATCGACGCTGGCGCCGCAGGTATCCGCAGCCGCCATCGGCAGCGATACGCAGATCGGGGGCGGCGAGAGCGCCGACGCCGAGACGGCGGAAAGCCCGACGTCGGGAATAGATCCCAGCCTCGGCTATGAGCCCGGCGGTTTCCAATACGTCGACACCAGGACCGGTGAGATCAAGACGGCCGATACACGGTTCCCCGTGCTCACGGATTCGCTCAGAAGGAAACGCGATAAGGGATTCTTCTCAAAACACACCCACCGCACCGGACAGAAATCGGAGTGGGACAAGAGCCTCGAAGAAAGCCGCGAGCGTGCCGATAAGCGCGAGAAGGAAGCCGGGTTCAAACTCCCCGATAACCTGAGGTTCCAAGAACCCGAACCGTCCGAGCCGTTCGAGTATCCCGACGCCGATCCGACCGAATACCGCAGGCTGAGAAGGCGATGGGGCAATCCTGATTACGTCATCCCCAAGCCGGAACGATCCGTTCCGTTGCGTGATGCGGAGGACATGAAAATCCTCGCCGATGAGAAGGAGTATTGGGATGCATACGAAAGGGAATCGAGGCTGAGGGATAGCCCGGCCGACTATGTCCGGATCGATAGCAAGATCGCGAAGCGCGGCGATGAGGCGATAGCCAACGAGCTCAGGCACCGTCTTGATAAGAATATCAAGCAGGCTTTCGACGAGAAGAGCGAGAAGGAATCCGGCGAAAGCCCCGATCCGAACCGGCATAGAAACGATTCTAAGTTCCTGAGGAAGATGCGCGAGATACGCAACCTCATGATCCGCAGGTTCATGAACCCGTGGGTCCTCAAGATCGAGGGCGAAAAGGTCGAGAAGACGGTCGTTGAGGGCGTCACATACGCGAAGCTCACATGGGAGGACCCGCGAGTCGAAGAATGCCTCAACAAGATAGCCAATCTGTACGATTGCACATGGTTCAATGTCCTGCAGCTCATCCAGCTCAGAGCCGGCCTCGGCATCGGATTCAGCGGCCAGATAGCCAAGACCGATCCGGATAAGTTCACGATGAGCGTCGACCACCTCGTCGAGTTCACCGATGACATAGCGATATCGCAGAAGAAGTACGGTCATCCCCTCGCCCTCGTCGAAGGGCCGCCGCTGTGGAACAACATCAGGGATGACAGCGGGCGCTTCATCGTCATGGCCGGAACGAGATGCTATCCGATCGGGTATATGCCCAAGCAGCTCATCATGGACCTGTCGAAGCATCGCGGCTCCCCCTTCTACGGCAAGTCGGTCAACGATGTGAAGAGGCTGGTCTCTGAAAGCTGGCTCAAAGACACGTACCCAGCGCTCATCTCGAACGCAAAGGGCAACGCGATGCAGCAGGCATATGCCATCGAGAACCAGGTCCGCGCGATGATGAGCATCGATGGGGCCGATCCGGACAGCTTGAAAATACCGGACGTCGTCGAGAACCAGAGCATGCTCATGATGATCGCCGAGCGGTATGCCGCAGGCGATGAGCAGGTCAAGGCGGCGCTGGATGAGAAGAACAAGAGGCTGCGCAACTCGTCCTGGCGCATGGCGCGAAGGCATCGCAAGGAAAGCGGCGAGAGGAATGAGGACGGCAGCTTCAAGGGGGCCGGCGAGAGAAGGGAGAACGCATTCGGCGATTCCCTCCATGGCCTGTCTATGATCCATATGGGCGCCAAATGCATGAACCTGATGCTCTGGCTGAGCAACCCGCTCGAAGCAGTCGTGACGCAAGCCGAGGAATCGTTCGGCAACTTCCTCGCAGACCGCTGGTTCGCTTTCGCCAACCCCGAGATAGCCGAAAGGCATCGGTATTCCGATCGGCTGAGGGAGGCCGGAGGAAGCGCGGAGTTCGTCGAGGGGTTCAAGGTATGGCTCTCCCTATACCGAATCGGCGGCCAGACCGCCGTCGATGCCTTCAGCGCCGAGCTCGACGAGTCCGGCCATAGGAGGAATAAGTGGACCTATGTCGACCTCAAGCGCTGGCTCCAGGAAATCGGCGTCACAAGCGAGTCGACGATATCGGACCGCGTAAGGCAGATATTCGGTATCAAGCCCGGCGATGAAGCCGGGTTCCTCTCGAATGTCCAGGGCATCATGAACGGCATCGAGGACATGCTGCTCGGATCGAGCGATATGTTCAACAAGGCGCAGGCCGGGCAGTTCCTGAAGAGGGCATGCGCCGAGATGGGCCAGTTCGAGCTCCTCAACATGGAGTCGTACACCAGCTCGCAGATGGAGCAATGGTACGCATACGGCGGCGGCGAGGAGCTGATCGATTCATTGACGAGGACCGAGGCGGGCAGGGAAGCATTCCAGACCATGGGCATCGCCGGCCTCGGACGCAAATCGCCGATCGAGCATCTCATGCGCCGCGTGATGAGCGCGAACGGCGTCACCGAGTTCGCCATCAGGACACTGTTCGACCGGTTCCCGGAGTACGGCGTGCAGAAGATCCTGCGTCAGATACCGCTCTCGAATACCCTGTGCTATATGGCATCGATGTTTGTCAGCGGCATCGGGGACCTTACCGGAATGGATGCGATGAGCAGGGTCGCAGGCTATCAGGTCGGATCCAGGTACACCGGCGGACCTGAGGGATATTGGAGGGGCTTCTGGGTCGGATTCCGGAAGAACCTCCTCTATGACATGATCATGTCCGGGAGCAAGGTAGCAGCCGCCTTCCTCGCCGCCGGGATCATCAAGGCGCTCGGCGGGCTCCATGAGCCGCCCGAGGAGGAGAACAGGTGGACGATGTCCGAATGGTACATCGGCGAAGGCGAAGGTGCCATCCCCATCAAATGGGCCTGGTGGACCGACGACCTCCTCGGCATCGCGCTCCCGCTCGGGTTCGCCATCGCGTTGATGGATCAGAACGACATGTCACCTGAATCCAAGGACGACGCCGCAGCCATCTTCATGAACGCCGTCGCGAACTTCGACGATGGGACCGTGGTGTTCGACGTGATCGATTTCGTCCATAATTTCGACGAGTACATGGAAGCGGTCCAGGGCGCGAACCTCGATGACGAGGACCCGTCGCTCGATGACCGCGCCCGCGCCAGCCTGATCATATTCATCATGGACCTGTTCGGGGACATGGCTCCGACCTTCATCGGCCAGATTCTCCCGTGGTCGCGCGATTACATCTTCGCCGGCGACACCTATGCCCACACGGCATCGAAGGTGTACTCCACCGACGGGCGCACGAGGCAGGAGGCCGAGGAGCTCGGCGAGGTGGAGGACGTCGACGATTACGTCGAAGGCCAGATCAGACGCTATACGGCCAACAACTGGCTCGCCGGCCTCGTGATGGACCTCGCCACGGGCGCATGGCGCGAGGATTCCGACATCACAAGCTACCGGTACGGGTACATGCCCCTCAGCACGAGGGCCGACCCCTACGACCTTTCCAGCAATTCGGCGTATATGCAGCTGTACCTCGATACGAGCGTCGACGGCGACCTTCCCGACGACCCCGACAGGAGGGCGAGCGCCCTCGACTGCCGTGCGGAGGATGTGCTCAGGTACATCAGGGAGCATGGATACGATACGCCATACGAGGCCGTGCATGACGGCTTCTCGCTGAACCTCGACGCCATGCGCAACTGCTACCAATACTGCAAAGGCAAATACAATGATCTGATGGACGAGCTCAACGAGCGCAAGGCGAATGAGGGCAGCCTGCCCCCCGACGAGTGGAACTCGTACCAGCAGAGGATCAGGTACTACAAGACCCTGTACCAGGATTGGTTCGCATACGGGAGCGATATCCCGATCTCGATGCCGCGCTACATCCAGCAGAACACGGATTACGAGACCAGATACGTCGATTCCGAGGGCAATGCCGCCACATGGCTCGACTACGTGCTCGGCAATGCGGAGAAGGAGCGCTATGCCTGGGGCAACGTGCCGGGGATCATGCCGTTCTCCACGCAGCGCACGGAGGGAAAGGCGTTCAACAACGAGACCCCTTCGTACCATGCGTTCATGGACAGCCAGGGCAACGTGCACGGCGACGTGCAATCGATGTTCGAGAGGGCGGAAGGCTCAGAGGTCCTCATGGGACGCGACACCGGTTCGGAAGCCCAGGAGCTCATGTGGGGCGGCCAGGGCACGAACCTGATGGATGATGTCGACGAGCGGCTGCTCATCGGCTCCAACGAGGCTCCCACGCTCGGCGGACCCGATGCCAGGGTCTGGGTCGTCGATCCCGATAAGATCCCCAAGGCGTACTGGGAGGACGATGAGATCTGCAAGGCCCTCGGCATCGACCCCTCCGCCCGCAATTCCGGCGACGAGAACTCCGATGGCAAGGACGGCAAGACCAAGGGCAGCCTTTCCGAGGCCCTCGAGATACCGGAAGACGATGGATACGACTATCCCAGCTACAACAATTACGGCGGAGGCGGCGGAAGCTGGCGCTATTACAGCAGCTATTCCGGCGGCGGCTCGTCCTACACCCCGAGGATCTACAGCACGGCCCGTTCAACATACTCTGACCGCGCATCCGGCATGGGCGTCAGGACGCCGTACAAGCCGACGACCACATATCTACGCCCGTCCTATTCGACGAAGGGAAGCCGTGAGGCATATAGGAGGAACGATCTCTGATGGTTAAGAAGCAGAAGCGCTGGAACATCGACAAGGCGAAGCTCGCATCCAAGGAGATCGCGAAGATGCATGCCCGGTACGATGCGGCCAAGTCGCAGATGTCGCAGCGCACGTACCACCACGAGCTCTACGGCCTGCTGGCGAAGAACAAGTCGATCCACGAATGGACCCTCCATCGCGGGAAGACCAAGTATTTCTCCGAGGGCAGCACGCAGTACATCCTGCGCAAGGTCCTGGCGAACACGATCCAGCGCGTCCCGGACGGCGAGCTCACCACGCAGTACGACAAGGCGACGAAGGAGCATGTGTTCCTGCAGTACATCTTCGAGAACAAGGTGATGACCTCGGAGATCGACGGCATCGACATGATGTCCAACCTCACCAAGGCGTTCAAGATGTCGTTCATCTACGCCTTCGCCCCGGTGCGCACCGGCTTCGAGCGCGATTACGACGACGACGCGCGTATCAAGTTCAGCCTCGAGCAATGGTCCGACGTGTTCATCAACCCCGACTGCACGGACATCTGCCGTCCCACCGTCGTCTACCACCGCCATTACATGTGCAAGGACGACGTGCTGGCGCTCCTGGACGACGAGGGCAACATCGTCGACCGCACGTACAACCAGGACGTCGTGCGCTGCGTCATCGACGAGGACCTGTTCACGGCCAAGGACTTCTCCAGCGAGCCCATGGGCGACAAGATGAAGGGGTCCACCGCCATCCAGAGCCTCCTGCTCGTGACCGAGTACCGCAGGGGCGCCAAGGAGTTCGTGACCTTCTGCCCGGCGCTCAACGCCGAGTTCCGCCGTGTGCCGAACTACGACCCGCGCAAGGGCATCCCCTGGAACTTCCTGGTCCTCGAGCCCGATGCGGACTTCCCGATCGGCGTCAGCCAGGTCGAGTTCCTCCTCGCCGACCAGCAGTTCAACGACCTGTTCCAGACGAGCGCCTACAAGAACCTCCTGCTCGCCATGGAGCCGCCGATCATGGTCGCCGGATGGGAGACCAACCCGTCGAGCTACCGCTTCGAGCCGCGCAAGATCTGGAACCTCGGCAACAACCCGAACCAGGTGAAGGTCGAGCCCGTCAAGATCGACAACGCGGTCCTGTCCAACTGGACGTCCACGCGCGAGGCGGTAGCCGCAGCCATGGTCCGCAACCTGAACGTCGCCGACGGCACGGTCGCCAAGGATGCCGGCGTCGGCTATTCCAAGACGGCTCCCGGAGTCGAGCAGCAGAACGCAGAGAAGACCATCAACATCAACCAGTACCAGAAGCGCGTCGAGGGGTTCATGCAGGAGTGGGCCGTCCAGGCTCTGCGCATGTACATCAACTCGATGCACGGCGAGCATCGGCTCACCGTCGACGAGGAGACGCGCAGGAGGCTCGTCGACATCGGCGCCGCCGACTGCATCGACGGCGACAAGGTCGTCATCGACTTCGACGAGCTCTCGGCAGACATGCTCGAGTTCAAGGTGCGCACCGGCTCCCTCATCCAGAAGAAGGAGGAGCAGGAGCTCGAGCGCCTGACCGCTATGGCCCAGCCGTTCATCCAGAACCTCAACGGGTGGTCCGACGAGAACCGGAAGGTCATCGAGAACGACGTCCTTCTGCCGGTGGCCATGCGCATGCTCGAGCTCTCCGACACAGACATCTCGAACACCCTGGCAGAATCGCTCTCAACGCAGATAGCCAAGAACATGATGGCGGACATGCAGGCTCAGATCGACGGCCAGCAGGCGCAGATGGACGGCATGCAGGCTCAGATCGATGCCACGCAGCAGGCGCTTCCGCCCGAATCCCAGGAACAGCTGGCTCAGGAACCCGTCGCCGGGTCGCCAGTTCCCAACCCTCTGGAGGGCGCTCCTGACGTCGCTCCTGCTCCCGCTGCCGTCCCGGGGGAGTCCGGTCCTTTCGCCGGGTCACCGGACTTCCCCGAGATGGACATGGGTTTGCAAGACATGTCTTACGATGACTTGATGACAATTTAGTATGTGTTATCATGTCAGCGATCCGGCGACAAGTGGAATAGGCTAGTAGAGAAGGAGACTCACATGGCACAGCCTATCTCGCCGATGATCTGGAACAAGGCGGCAATCCAGGACAACCGACTGCTTCCCGCCCGCTACTCCATCGGCATCTTCACCGGCAAGGGCGTCAACATCGCCAACAACGAGGAAGCCTATGCATACGATGACATCCTCGTGTCCGACCGAATCTTCGATTACGACGACCGTCGCCTGAACGGCCTCACCGGCCCCGGCTCCGCAGAGGTCACCGGCCGCGACGGCTGGGGCGCTTCGGCCTACGGCCCCTTCCAGACGGTCCGCTTCACCCGCCGCGTCTTCACCTCCGGACAGCACAAGTCCATCGCGTGGCGCGTCTTTGACGAGAAGCAGTACCACGGCCAGATCGGCGACTTCGGCACCGCCACCCAGTCCACCGCCTACACCGGCGGCGAGGCGTACATGTCGACCGCCGAGACCATCAACAAGGCCAAGGCGATCTGGGACAAGGAGATCCTCGGTCCCCACATCGACAAGTACAACTTCTTCGCCATCGCCAACGGCCACATCTCCGGCCGCTTCGTGCAGACCCACGCCAACGAGGGCGCCATGTTCGACTGCGACGGCCAGTGGATCGCCTCCCCCGGCCCCTACGAGGGTCTGAGCTTCCAGCCCGAGTTCGCGCCCATCAAGGCCATCGAGTGGGACAGCCTCAACGTCCGCCCGATGCTCAACGCGATCGACGTCGCCTGGACCAACCTGTTCATCCCCGAGGACAACCGCGTCATCCTGCTCGACAAGGCGTACAAGGACGACCTGATGTCCAACCTCATCGGCATGCCCGGCTCCGTCCCCGTGTCCGATAAGGCATACGACGACCTCAAGGAAGGCCGCTTCGAGCGCTTCTACGGCTGGGACTTCGACTTCTCGATCCCGTCGCAGTATTACCCGAAGGTCTACCTGGACGCCAACAACAACGTCGTCCACAGCGCCACCGGCACCGCCGCCTTCGACATGGTCATCAACTCCATCTCGGCTCCCAGCGGCATGCTGAAGCTCCAGAACGAGCTCTCCGCCTCCTCGCGTACCCGCGCCACGAACTACATCGGCACGTACTTCGATGCGACCAACAAGGAGTTCAAGAACGTCGTGACCAACTACCCGCTGGCCATGCCGTCCTCCGTCCCCTACATGGGCACCGCCGAGTCCAAGCCGGAGGAGTGGGACGATACGACCCGCCAGTACGCCACCGGCTCCGTCGACTGGTCCGTCAGCCAGCTCTCCGACTTCCCGTGGCAGGGCTACCCCGGCCAGGGCATCGGCCAGCCCACCGGCCCCGTCGGCCCCATCACCCGCCGTCAGGTCATCGGCATGGCGGTCTACCGCCCCGCCGCCCAGCTCGGCGAGGAGTACGGCGCGATGGAGACCGATCGCGGCAAGACGCGCGGCAAGTTCACCGAGCTCGTCTTCGACGTCAAGCACGACGCCTGGGTCATCCCCCAGTATTCCCACGGCATCCTGCTCATCGTCGACTCCGAGGAGAACACCGGCACCCCGGCCATCAAGGTCGAGATCGTCGACAACAGCAGCTCCGCCAACACCGGCGGCGAGACCACCGGCGATGACACCACCGGCGGCGAGACCACTGGCAACTAGCAGCCGATCAGACGCGACACCATGCGGGGCGGGTGACCTATGGCCGCCCGCCCCGCAATCCTATGAAGGTGAGTGAAGATGGCGACAAGCGCCGAAAAGAAGGCGGCTGCGAACCAGACAGCGATATCGTCGCAGAACGTGCGCGATGTGCAGAACCAGCTCGCACGCCAGCTCTCGAACTATGATTTCGCCGATGCCCAGAACCGCGCCCTCCGCGATGTCCAGCTCAAGCAGAACTCGCGCAAGACGAGCGCCGACCGCTTCGAGGCGCAGCGCGATCTCCAGAACTCCGCCCTCGGGCTGCTCGGCTCGATGGGCAGCGCCATGAACGGCAGCTCGACCGGCAACCTGATGCGGATGCTCGAGAACCGCAATGACAAGGAGAACAACACCTACTGGGCTCAGCACCAGGTCAACCAGGATGCGGTCAACAACGAGTACGCCGACAGCGTGAACCAGAACCGAGTTGCGCGGCGCGATGCGATGCAGGCAGCGGAGAAGTCCATCCGCGACATCGAGTCCGACTGGGCCGCAAACATGGGCAACATCAACGCGGACCTGTTCAAGCAGGGCGCGGTCGGCGGGAACGGATCCCTGAGCTCCACGACCGCCTGGCAGCCGAACAAGGCGGCGCAGAACAACGCGGCCGTCTCCGGCTACCTGATGCCCGATGACCGTGGCATGGGACGCGATGTGACCAGCAGCTATCAGAACCCTGCCAACACCAGGAACACCGGTGCCGTGCGCAACCGCATGCGCGGCAACGATTACTTCAGCCAGCTTATGAACCGATTCAACGGGAGGTAGCCATGGGAATGGGAACTGGATCGCCTTTCGGCGACGAGGTGATGACGATCATCATGGGGATCGACCCGAGCGATCCCGGGATGCACGGCCCTATGAAGGAGCCCTGCCCCACGGATGATGCCGTCGGCCTCATCACCAAGATCAAGGACATGTGCGAGGAATGGCTCTGCACCGCCGGCAAGTGCGAAGGCATGGCGGACGAGGAGCCCAAGCCCGAAGAGGACGGGGGTGAGCAGTAGATGGCATTCGACAAGAAGAACAAGAAGGGCCGCACGCCGTTCGAGGCCATGGGCGGCGAGGGCGGTTCCCCGTTCGAGATGCAGGCTCGCGGCGCAGGTAAGAAGGAGCCCGAGGGCAAGCCCGGCAAGTCCGGCAAGGGCGGCTTCATGCAGGCGCTCAGGAACGCCAAGAAGAAGAAGGGCAAGCGCTGATGTCACGCGGCATGACCATAGCCGACCTCGTGCAGCAGGTGCTCTACGCGGTGTACAAGGTGCGCCTCGACGTCTCCGATGGCGTCGAGGGCTCCTTCCATTGCAAGAGCGACAAGTTCAAAGAGGTCGTGATGGAGGCGAACTTCGTCCTCCAGGAGCTGCAGAAGGAGCAGGATTGGAACTTCCTGCGCGAGCGCTGGGACATCGGCCCCGCGCACAGCCATCATGGCATGCCGCAGGAGGTCCGCATCCCCGATGACGTGTACAAGGTCTGCACCGGATACGGCGATGCCGTGAGGCTCCACAGGGGGCACCATGGCCGCCTTATCATGCAGATCCCGTTCGAGGAGGCCCGCACCGGGAACCGCCCCCGCGTCGAGATGTTCAACGAATGGGGCGAGCTCAACACGGTCGACCGGCACCAACGCGCCTTCGTCGTGGGGAACACGCTCGTCTTCTCGCGCCCATGGTTCCGCACCGAGGACCATGGGTTCCTGGAGACCGATGTCATCAAGTACATCGATCCGCTCCATATCTGCGATGACTCCTGCCCCGACCATTGCCCGCAAGCCTACGAGGACCGCATCCTCACCTGGCTTCCGGATCCGTACTACATCGTGGTGCGCACGGCTGCCAAACGCGCCGAGGCCGATCCTGCGGTATCCGAGCGGGTGCAGTCGCTGACCGACGAGGGCACCCGACTTCTGTCGGCTATGCGCGAGAACGACTCCGCGCACACGATCCCCGATGCCTACGACACCGCGATCCTCGGCTACGTGCCGGTGCTGTAGGTGACCAGCCATGCCTAGCAGACAGGGATCATCGGGACGCAGGGCGCAGGGAGGCGGCAGGACGCCGAACTCCGAGCCCAAGCTCCAGGTCTTCCGCGACTTCGGGGGCATGAACTTCCAGCTCGCCAACAGGCTCGACGGGGGCATCACGGTCGATGTCGCGAGGGACGACCCCGGCGACCAGACCGACCTCCAGATGAACTACACGTTCCTCCAGAACAACGTCTCGATCGCCTCCAACAAGACCTTCGAGACGAGGAACGACATAGTCCCGCTCTTCGATGCACCCGAAGGCGTGTCGTTCACCGGCCCTGTCCAGCTCATCGGACCGAAGCTCTATGTGGCCAAGTCCGATCAGAACGTCTCCGTCGGCGACCTCGACAACAGGGCCGCATCCGAATCCCCGATCGTCCTGTCGAACAACCTGCGCCTTACCAATGCGACGGGATCGAACCATCATTGGACATCGCTCGACTATTACGACGACAAGCTCATCGCCCAGACGTCGGAGAACGAGATGTGGACGGGCGACGTGTCGTCCTTCTCGGTTTCGGGTCTTGCCAATGCGAAGCAGATCCCCAATCCGATGGGCGATTTCAACGGGCATCTGACTGCCAGGGGCTCGTTGAGGCTAAGCCTCACCATGACGCAAGCATGCCCGTTCCGCATCGAGCTCGCGTACACTTATGTCAACAAGTACGGCCCTACTGAGATATCGCCGAACACGGTGTTCTACGCGAGCGTCCCCGTCACCGAATGGCATGCGGGATGCTATCTCCAGATCAACGCTCCCGAGACCATCCCGCAGAACATGGGGATCAAGGCCATCGAGCTGTACTACAGCACGGACAACGCCATGACCCTCCTGTTCCTGGGGCGCGTGGACGTCGCTCCGACGGCGACGTCATGGAGCTTCAACTGGTACGGCTATGTGGACGCCACCAGCATGTGGCCCACCGGCAACCTCATCGCCCCGACGGAGAACTACACCAAGGGCGTCCATGCATCCCGCGCATGCAACATCGACGGTCGCATGTACTTCTGGGGCGACTCCGATGAGCCGCAGCGCCTCTACATCGGAGGCAACCCGGGCAACCTCCTGAGCATCAGCCCCGGCACCGGCGGCGGCTTCGTCGACATCGAACCCGGCACCGGCCAGGAGGTCAGGTACGTCTGCAAGTACAAGACGCAATCCGGCAACTCGATCGTCACCATGCTCTGCGATTCTCCGAACTCGACCAAGGAGCAGAGGTTCAACCTGGTCGAGAACAGCATCGCGCTGTCCAACGAGCAGAGCATGAAGTCCTGGTTTGCAGAGCAGGTCGCAGGCGCGATCGGATGCAAGAGCTTCAATGGCGCGGTGGTCTGCCAGGACGGCCTGTACTCCGTCAGCCGGTACGGCCTGGCGCTCACCACGATGACCATGGAGTACAACTCGCAGATCAGGACCACATACGTCAGCGACGCGATCAAGCCGGTGTTCACCGATGCGGCCGACATGGAGACCAGGCTGTCCAACGCCATGCTCCTCGAGTGCGACGGCGTCATATACATGGCCCTCGGCGCATCGTCCGACCAGGCTGGCAACCTGGACAACGTCCTGTTCTGCTACGACATCGACCTCAAGGCGTGGTGGAGCCATACGCTCGACGTCGATTCGCCGATCCTGAGCCTGTTCCACGTCGATTGGCAGGGGCAGCGCGAGGGCATCGGCATCGTCACGGCCGACCGCATATACATGCTCCCGACCACCGACGGCGATGAGGAGTCCGTCCTCCCGGACCATGGCTTCCTGATCGAGTCTGCGCAGCTCTCCACCCAGATGCCCCAGCAGGGATGGCAATGGCTGAGCCAGCTCGAGTTCCATTTCGACTACCTGATCGGAGACGTCGACATCGAGCTGCGCATGACCGATATGTTCGGACGCGAACTCCGCGTCAAGAAGCACGTGAGCGAACCTGAGGAGCTGTTCGATGCTGTGGTCTACATGCGCGTCGATCAGCGCGTGATGTCCTATGTCATCACGATGACAGGGCAGGCAAGGTTCCGCATGACCCATTTCATCGCGAGGGTCTACACGCTGTCCAACAAGGTCGGGCAGGTCTGGGGCTTCGACGACTCGATCTCGCACCGTTCCGCTGGCAGCGTGCATCCGACATTCAAAAGCTATAATGACGTCCGTAAGGCGATATTCACGTAGGAGGCCCCATGGGTTACCGACATCACGATCATCATCCCGGAGGCCATGGGCATCACCATGAGGGCCTTGCGAGGCACAGCTTCATCCCCGTTGACAACGGGACCATCTCGCGAATCTCGATCCCCTGCTTCTCCCGAGGCGATAAGACGCCCTGGCATGACCGCAGGAAGCACGACCACGAAGGATGGCCCGAGCCGGACAGCACGGATGATTCCTGCCAGCTGCCTCCCCGGCCATACGATAAGGTCCTCGTCCTGGAGGAGATCGATCTCGAGGACATCGGCTACGACACGGTCGAAGTCTCCCTCCTCGATCCTCCCGACGGTCTCGTCGCAAGCGGATCCATCGATGGCGGAACCGTGCAGGTCGTCATCGTGACGATGTGCGAAAGCGCCGAACGCGAGGACCTCGACGTCCCGTTCGCCATCTACGTCCTCGGCACCGTCGTGGACGAGGAGGGCGAAACCAAGCACCTGCGCGATGTCGTGACGAAGGGGACCATCCACATCGATCGCGGACCGATAAGCGATGATTCCCATTGGGTCGATCCGACGATCGAGGAGAAGATAGCGCGCAAGGTCTTCGAGCTCGCGGCTCCCGATATCATGAGGTTCATCAGCCCCGTGTGGTCCGAGGATGAACTCATCGGCCATGAGCTGCATAAGGGCCAGTATTACCTCGTCGCGGAAGACGGGTACTACGGAGGCGTCGGATGCCACAGGGGCGACCTCATATTCGTCATCGAGAACGGAACCCCGATGACATCCGAGGACCTCGGGCACATGATCACGACCACCCACCAGAACGTAGATACGATATCGGATCCCGAGATACTCGATATAGTCACGAACGGGTAGGTGCGGTATGTCCGTGCTGATAGGCGATGATAAGGAGTTCGTAGCCGGAAGGCCCTCGAGGGTCAACCTATCCAAGGTCGGCTTCCTCGGGCCGAACAGGCACGGCGAGGTCGTATCTGCTCCCATCGAGGAGCGCGAGGATGCGCAGGTTGACACGCCGATACCGCCTCCGTGCGATTTCCCTCCTCCTCCCCCGCTCCCCCACCACCATGTCACGTATGTCATGCCGTCCTCCAATGGCGGCGATACGGCGCAGGGCACGGCATATTCCATGGGCGACATCGCATCGTCCAACTACAAGGCCGGATGGTGGTGGGTCGTGGGGCAGGATGGAATGTACATCGACCAGCATTGCGAGGCCGGTGACATGATCTTCGCCATATCGGACAAGGACGGAGCTTACAATAAGGATGACTTCACGGCCGTCCAGGCGAATCATGATACGATTTCAGCGTTGGATATAGATCAGATAATGAGCAATTAAGGGAGGAGCAGGATGGCGAAATACCTCGACACCAACGGCCTCTCGTATTTCTGGCAGAAGCTGAAGCAGGCGTTCAGCTTCGTCGGCCATACGCATGCCGTATCCGTCACTCCGGGCTCTGCCGCAAGCCTCACCACAGACGATATCTCAATCCCCAACATAGCATCCAAGACAGTCGTCATCGGCGGCAGCACGACGGAGATCCCCATCATCAACGTCACCGATAGGACCATCCCGAACGTTGCAAGCGTCGGGTCCGCCGCCACGGCATCCGTATCCTCCGGCGTGCTGACCATCACCGATGGAGTGGCGCCTTCGCTTGGAAACGAGATCCATGTCGGGTCGGCCGCCTGGGGCACTCCGATCAACGTATACACCTCGCTCGCCACCGGGGATTCCATCACCGTCGGCGCCCCCGTATCAGCGAAGGTCGTCGACACCTTCACGCCGAACGTCCCCACGGTCGTCGATACCGTCACAGGCGCGAGCACGAACTAGGAGGCGTGAGAGATGTCCTATGTCGGAAAGATAGCCGCAGGAGGATCCACGCATCCGGTCGGCTCGATGCTCTACGGCACCTGCTCAACGAGCGCATCGTCGGCCGCCAAGGCCGTCGTATGCCCCTCGTTCGACAGCCTCGATACGGGCGTCACGATCCATGTCAAGTTCACCAATCAGAACACGGCTGCGAGCCCGACGCTGAACGTGAACAACACCGGCGCGAAGCCGATCACCGGCATGCTGTCGGACAGCGGCTCGTCCTCGACCTCGCAGACGACGCCCAACTGGGCGGAAGGTTCCGTCGTATCGTTCACATACGATGGCACTGACTGGATCATGAACGATGCCTATGGCAGGCTGTCCTCATATCAGGCTGTGACCGAAAGCGAGCTCAACGCAGGCACATCGACGGATGACCGCATCGTGACCCCGAAGGTCATCCATGATTACGTGCTCGCCCAGATGGGCGAGATCGCGGGAGCACTGGTATACAAGGGGACCGTATCATCCGGCTCCTCGCTGCTGAACACCGCTTTGACCAAAGGCTGGTATTACATCGTGGACACCTCCGGATCCTATGCCGGAGAAGCCTGCGAGCCTGGCGATATGATCATCGTCAACACGTCGGGCACCTATACGACCGCATCTGCGCTTGCTGCAGCGGTCGACGTCATCCAGACCAACATCGATACCATCTCCAACTCGGAGATCGATACGATAGTGGCAAGCTAGGAAAGGAGGTCGCATGGCGAAATATCTCGACAAGATCGGCCTATCCTATTTCTGGTCCCTGATCAAATCGAAGCTCATCCCCACCGGAGGCCAGGAAGGCCAGGTTCTCGCGAAAGCATCGAACGCGGACGATGATGTCGAATGGATATCCGCCGGAACCAACAACATCATCGGAGACCATCTGATCGCAGCGTCGCTCAGGCAGATCGTCATCGGCCAGTACAACGAGGCCGATACCGATGAGCATGCGATCATCGTCGGCAACGGCACTTCGGAATCGGATCGCTCGAATGCTTTCGCAGTTGATAGAGACGGCGTGATCGACATAGGTCCGCAAGAGCTATCAGACTCTGATAGCGGCTTGCGTGTGTTTGCATCGAACATCTCGAACTCAAATGAAACAGCTGCTTCACAGCTTTATGGCCTAGTTGCAGGAGTATTCGATAAGGCGGGCGGCCTGCGGTCCTACCTCAAGCACGTCGACCTCACGGACGGCAGCCAGGGCGTGCAGGTCGAGACGAGGCGCGTGGTGAACGGCTCCCAGGTGTACAACGGCTTGCAAATGCGCATTCTGCCGAATGGCACGCGCGGGGTGTATGTCTCGGAAGCCGCTCCGTGGAGAGAGGCCATCGGTGCTGCTGCCACAACCAACGGCGGCGCTATCCATGATGACAGCTTCGCCTCTGCCGAGCGCGGCATCATCATCGGGGGAGGCATCAACAACAGCGCCTCCCCGTACAACGGTAGGCGTATGAATCTGTACGTCAAGACGAACGGGCTGAATACGTACATAACTGGCGGCTCGCAGGCTGCGGAAACCCCGTGGAGCCTCCTCCTCCCGTCAGGCACCACCGACCTCAGACTGCAGACAACGTCGCTCAATCTAACCACGACCAACATCGGCGGCGGCACCAAGACGATTTACTTCGCAAAGCAGGGCAACATCGTCATAGCGACCTTCACCGGGTGGATGAATCCGTCTGCCGCCAACACGGTGTACACCATCGGCACCATCCCGTCCGGCTATCGGCCTGCGAGGGCGGCGCACGCATCTGTCCGGGGCAAGACTAACAACATCGTGAGCACGGCGAGCGCGGCGGCGAAGTTCGTGTTTAACACAGGCGGCAGCATCCAAGTGCGCATTGGCGCGACTGGGGCATACGACTACGACTTCACCACGATGTGGTGGACGAGCTAAGGAGGAAGCATGGCATACGTAACCATCGAGCTCAAGACCAACGATCAGGGCGGCACCGCCGCCGAAACCATCTATGCGGGAATCGACTACCGCATGGCCGAGAAGAAGTATTACGAGACCCTCGCCATCGCCGCGACTTCCGGACGCCCTGCGCACGCGGCAATCATCCTCGACGAGATGGGCCAGATGCTCGCGAGCATGGGATACGCGGCTGAAGAAGAGCAAGAGGAATCCTGATGGAATCCATCTTCGCCAATCCGATCGCCTCCCAGGTCATCGGCATCGCCGTGGCCGCGCTCTGCGGCTACTTCGGAGCGCAGGTCAAACGTCTTTCTGCGCGTGATGCCGCCCTCTACGACGGCATGAAGGCGCTCCTGAGGCGGCAGCTCGTCGATGACTTCGAGGAGTACGTGGTGGACGGCGCTCCCATGAGCATCGAGCGCAAGCAGGAGATCACCGATTGCTATGCCGCCTACCACGCGCTCGGCGGCAACGGCGTCGGTGCCGAGATGTACGACAAGCTCAAGAACGTGAAGGTGGAGGTGATCAAATGAGCGATAAGAAATACCCGCTCCCCGATGGGTGGTATGACTGGCTCAAGTGGACAGGTCTCGTGCTGCTCCCAGCACTCGGTGTCCTCGTCGGCACAGTCGGTAAGGCATGGGGATTCCCGTATATCGAGCCGACGGTCGTCACCATCAATGCCATCGGCGTCTTCATCGGCGCCCTGATCGGCTACTCGCACATCGCGGCGACGGAGGCGGACGATGCCTGATCTCAAGGGTGCCATCGAGTTCATGCGCCGCGCCTGCGATGACTGGTCGCTCGGCTACGACCAGAACGAGCGCTGGGACATCTTCGACGGAGGCGAGAGCGATTGCTCCTCGCTCGTCATCACGGCCCTCAAGCGCAACGGCTTCGACGTAGGCTCCGCCACGTACACGGGCAACATGTCCTACAACCTCACGCGGCGCGGATGGAAGCGGCTCAGCCCCGATATCCGAAACTGTCAGCCTGGAGACATCCTGCTCAACGATACGTACCACACCTGCATGGTCATCTCCGGCAAGGGGTGGGACGCGCGGATAGCCCAAGCCTCCATCGACGAGCGCGGGCGCGCAACGGGCGGCAGGGCCGGAGACCAGACGGGCCACGAGACGAATACGCGCGGCGTGTACACCTACAGCCATGGCTGGAACTGCATCCTCCGTTACGAGGACGCCCCCGCGCCCGAGCCCGCCCCCGCCGGGAAGCTGGACGTGGACGGCGTGTTCGGCTACCTCTCCACCTGCGAGCTGCAAAGGCAGCTCAAGACTCCGGTGGATGGCGTCGTCTCCGGGCAGACCCTCGCTAACCGCCCCTACCACTACGCCCTCGCATCCGCCGAGTACGGCAGCGAGGGCTCACTCATGGTCGAGGCCATGCAGCGGCGCATCATCAGGGACGGCTTCTCCTGCGGCGCGGAGGGGGCCGACGGCCACTTCGGCCAAGGCACCATCCTCGGATTGCAGCGCTGGCTCTGCTCCAAGGGCTACAAGGTGGCCATCGATGGCTACTTCGGTCCTGAGACGGCAAAGGCCATGCAGCGTTCGCTCAACGATGGGAAGTGGAAGTGATCCGGATGGATGAGCGCGGATTGGATGCATGGATCGTGCTCGGGCTCATCCTCGGCATCCCTCTCGGCGTCATCCTCACGGCCGCCTTCGCGATCATAGTCGCATTGGCGGCGTGACATGGGCTTCTACCATCAGGACGAACGTGATAAGGCAGTCGAGATCGGCGGCATAGGATGCCTGGCAATCCTTGCCGCCGTCTTCTGCATTGCAGTGTTGGGCATACTCATGTGATCGAATTGGACCCCTTAAATGGACAACGACAGGCAAACGTTCTCTAAACGACTGCGCAAACTGATACGGATCAAGCACATAACCATAAGGGACCTAGCAGATAAGACCGGCGTTTCGAGGAACACCGTGTACGGATGGCTGCGGGGCGACCAGCTCCCGCAGCTTTACTATCTATGGAACCTGCGCGAAGCGTTCTCATGCAGCTGGGAAGAGCTTCTCGGCCCCTGATTCATCCTTACCATTACACCGACCGAATCCGTTACACCGCGTTCTACGGTGCGCGGCGGGATATCATCTTTAACCGACCGAAGGAGTGATGCGACATGCCCTACCAACCGACATGGATCAACCCGTACCTCCAGGTGCCGCAGATCGCCCCGCCTCCGCAGCCTGCGATCCAACAGCCTGTCAACGGGATCACGATGGTCAACGGCCCGGAGTCGGCGATGCAGCACCAGCTGCCACCCAACTCCACCTCGGAGCCGATGTTCGACATGAACAGGCAGGTGTTCTATGTCGTCTCGACCGATGGGGCCGGGGGCAAGACCCTCGAATCGTTCGACTGGTCGGAGCACGTAGAGGTCGAACCGGTCAACGTGAACGGGGCCGAGTTCGTAAGCAAGGCCGAGTTCGACGAGTTCGCGGCCAAGGTGAACGCTGTGATCGGGGTGACTGAAGATGGGGCTGATGAACCAGTACCGGCAAAGGCAGACGCCTAAATCGAAGCTCGCGGAAGCCATCATGACGGCACGCGGGATGGGCGATCCTAAGAAGGCCATCAAGAAGCTGGCCGACAGCGGAGCGACCTGCACGCTTCCTGATGGAAGGGTCATGAGCGTAAGCGACATCGCGGCTATGGCCGAAGGCAGATCAGCCATCGAGCTCCTAGCGCTCCTCGGCATATCCTGACGCCTATACCGCCGGGTGCACACGGCGATGGATAGGAACCGTACAGACAAGACAGGAAAGGAAAGTCAATGAACGACATCTCTCTATCCGACATCGCCGCACTCATCGGCAACCGTGAGGAAGGCGGCCTCGGCGGCGAGGACGGCCTGCTCCTCCTGGTCCTCATCATCCTCTTCGGCGGCTTCGGCAACCGTGGCTGGGGCAACAGCGGCAACGGCGCTGGCGGCGTCGGCGGCAACGAGCTGTACCCCTGGCTCAACCAGTCCGAGCAGATGAGCACCGGCTTCCGCGATCAGATGCTCAACACCCAGCTCAACGGCATCCAGCAGTCGGTCACCACCGGCTTCGGGGACATCCAGCAGTCCCTGTGCAACGGGTTCAACCAGACCCAGGTCGGCATGCTCCAGGGCTTCAACGCCATCCAGGCCCAGCAGGCCAAGTGCTGCTGCGACAACCAGCTCGCCATGGCCAACCAGACGGCCGCCCTGCTCGCCGAGCATTGCTCCGACCGCCAGGCTCTGAGCGACGGCATCCGCGACGTCATCGCCGCGCAGACCGCAGGCACCCAGCGCATCATCGACCAGATGTGCCAGGACAAGATCGACGCGAAGAACGAGGAGATCGCGAACCTGCGCCAGCAGGTCAACATGATGAACCTGGCTGCCTCGCAGCAGGCTCAGACCGCGCAGCTCATCGCCGACAACTTCGCCCAGACCAACGCCCTCGAGCAGTACCTCGCTCCGGTGCCCCGTCCGGCCTACGTTGTCCAGAACCCGAACTGCTGCTCGCCTCTCGCCTGCGGCTGCTCCGCTTAAGGAGGCAGGCCATGGCTTGTGAGTACCTAGCCAACCAGCTGCAGACCGTGGCGCTCAACAACCCGATCGTGTTCTACGACTCCATCCCCTGCCGTCGCGGCCTCATCTACCACGAGGACGGCACCGGCACGTTCCAGCTCCGTGGGCTCAACCGCTCCTGCGGTTGCTGCGGATGCGGGAAGACCACGGATTACCAGGTCACCTTCAACGGCAACATCGCCGTCCCCGAGGGCGGCACCGTGGGTCCGATCGCAATCGCCCTCGCCATCGGAGGGGAGCCTGTGGATTCGAGCCGCGCGATCCTGACGCCTGCGGCCGTGGACGAGTACGGCAACGTGACGGTCACCAAGATCATCAAGGTGCCCTGGGGCTGCTGCCCGTCGCTGTCCGTCGAGTACGTGAACGGCTCGGTCGACGACCCAGCGTTCGTCCCCACGCCCACGATCAACGTGATCAACGGCAACCTGACAATCGCACCTGTGAACGAGTAAGGAGGTTGCCATGGTAGAGAAGATCAAGGCGACCAAGGACAAGGTCCTAGACTTCATGGACCGTGAGATCGGCAAGTACAACGGCGACCGCATGGACGTCAAGGAGATCGGCGACCTCGCCGACATCATCAAGGATCTGGCCAAGGCTGAGGAATCCTGCTGGGAGGCGGAATACTATCGCTCCGTCTCCGAGGCGATGAATGGTTCCTCGGGCTCCTCCGGCTACATGCAGCCGATGGGGGACCGCACGGGATACGATGGCGGCGGAGCCCGCCGTGGGTATTCCGGAGGCATGGGCCACACCGATCCGCTCTCGTCCATCCGCGAGATGATGTCCTCGCTCTCCCCTGAGATGAGGAAGCAGCTCCGCAACGATCTCATGTGAGCATGAGACCGCTTATCATAGGCGGACATGTTTGGAGGGTCGTCAGGGTTTCCCCTGGCGACCCCTTCCTCATAGACCGCACGGATACACCCAGGCTCGCGACGGCCGATGCACGGACGAGGACGATAAGGATGTCATCCGCCATCCCGCGCTCGATGCACGATCGCGTCCTCCTGCATGAGGCCGCGCATGCGGCGATGCATGAGGCCGGGGTGACCGAGCTTCTGGCCGGTGAACCGGACATCCGCAAGCGCATCCTCGCAGAGGAACTGCTAGCATGGTTCCTGGAAACGCACGCCGTCGAAGTCGTCGACGCCGTCAGCGCCCATCTCGGAAGAGGGGTATGCATCGATGGCATATGCGCGGAAGGAGCGCGATGGAGGTAATCGAGATCACCCAGTCGGACGACCTGTCATCCGTGGCGCGCAAATGCGCCATCAATTTCAGGCAGCTCGCAAGGTACGTCGAGCAATCCGTGCGCAAACAGGGCCGAATAAACGTCGACGACATCATGCAGGTCGTGACCGCGCTCGCCGATGAGGTCGCCGAGATCGAATCGGTCACGATACCGAACGAGGTCTCCGCCCAGATAGCGGCGCAGGATATACCCGGCAAGATATCCGACCAGATTGACGCGCTCGATGTGCCGGGCATGGTCGATGATGCCGTCGAAGCCGCTATGATCCCGGCCGTCGGGGCATACGAGATATCCGATTCCACGCCGTCGTATGCGGAAACGTCATGGGAGCAGGTGGGTGCCATAGAATTGACCGGAGGGGGATCAGCCCCGCTCTGGCAGAGGATCAGCTAGGGAACAGGTGAGGACCATGTCTTTCAAGCAGGCTGTGAAGAACGTCATGAAGGGCGGTAGATACAATAAGAAGGAGGCCGCCGCCATCGTTGCGAACGCATCGCGCAACGCCTCCCCTGCCGCCAAGCGGAAGAACCCGAAGCTCAACAAGGTTAGGTAAAAAAGGCGGAAGGGCGCCAACCGCAACTTAGACGCCCTCCCGCTAACCAAGATCATACAGCTCTTCGGGCTTCTTGTTGCGCAGCTTCGAGAACTTGCTCGGCCTCATGCCGGGCGGCATGTCGGCCCACGTCGTCTCCTCCTCATCATCGAGATCCCATTGCCTGTAATGGGACGGCATCCTCCTGGCTGCGCCGGTGCCGCCGTCTATGTACGGCGACTGCGCTATGAAATCCGCTGCGTACCTGAACGCATCCATGAGGTGCGAATACCGGTCGTGCTTCGGCGTTGCCGACCAGTCATCAGCCGATGAGAGCTGCCGGTACTCCCAGTTCTCGAAGCACTCCATGAGCCAGTCGCAACGCTGGCTGTCTATGATCGCATTGCCGAGCAGGGCTCGTCCCCTATTGATGCCGTCCTGGACGTAGGTGCGGTCGAGCTTCCACCAGGCTATCCCGGGGAACGTCTGGCGGCATTCCTCGAGGGGGGAGCTGCGGGAACCGGAGCGGTCAGAATCCCAGGGCAGACAGGCCGCCCTGATGAGATGGAAATAGTCCCTTCCGGACAGCTCCTGCACGCATTCGACCACGGCCTTGCGGTTGTCCTCGAACCAGTCGAGGATGAAGATGCGGCCGTTGTACCACTGGAACACGATGCAGCTCGTCCAGTCGGTCTGCTTGTCCTTCGACGAGATGTCCCATGCCATGTATGCGGGCTTTGACGTGTCGAAGTTTGTCGGGCAGTACCGCCCCTCCTCGCGCACCTGCTCGATGCCGGGGAATACCAGGCCGGCGTTCACAGCCAGGAAGTCGCAGAGGTACTCCTGGCGGAACATGAGGTCGTTGCCCATGGCGCGTATGTAGCGCTGCCTGATCTCCTCGAGGAGCTCGTCGCTGAAGAGCCGCCTGCCGTCGGCGTCAAGCGATTGGTCGGCACGGAGCACGTCGATATAGACACGGCCGTGCTCGCCGGGCCATGCCTCCGGCTCGGTCTCTCCTGTGTACGCAGCCAGCCAATCCGCCGCCGTGTTGTTCATGCCGCGCGGGGTGAAGTTCATGTTGACCAGGAACCTCTCCCCGTTCGCACGCTTGGCATCCCAGATCGGCTGGAGATAATCGAAGGCGCCTCGCTTGTACAGGCTGAGCTCGGATACGAAGAAGTTGTTGTACGACGATCCGATCAGGGATTCGCTTTCCTTGAATCCGATGAACTGCACGAGAGACGGGGCCAGGTCATCGGGGTTGTTCAGCATGCGCACCTGCTGCGCTGTCTCATGGACGTCGATCACATCGTCAGGATAGTCCGCCCAATGCTTGCGCCCATCGACGTACTTATCCCAGATGTTTCGCCTGATCCATTTGTTGTCCAGGCCGACGTAGGCGGACTGCCTGCCCGCCTCATGGTACGCCTCGTACAGGGAGAACTGGATATCGTCCGTATCCTTGCCCGCCTGGCGGTGCCAGATCTTCGCATAGTAATCGTACTTGCCGGAGAGACGGCGGGCCCAGGCCGCCTGCTGATACGGCCTGGGCTTATAGTACCTCGGTACTTTCACCGCCATACGGCTACTCTCCGCAGATCGTATCGAAGTCGAGCCCGTTCTTCTCGCAATGCTCGCGGAGGTCGTTGCGGGCCTTCTCGATCTCCTCGTCAGCATGGCGCACGAACTCGACGATGTCCTCCGCATTAGGGCCGACGTTCTGGCACAGCTGGAGGGCCATCAGCTCGTTCACGAGGTCGCGTGCGTCGGCATCGCCGTCGGCGAACTCCTTGCTGTAGAAGCCGTCGAGGAGCTTGTCCATCTCCTCCGGGTCAAGCTGTCCAGCTTTCTCAGCCATGGCCTGCGCCACACCGGCGGCTACCTTGGCGACGCTCTTCGCCACGGCAAGTTCGTCATTGATCTCCAAGTAGTCCTTGCCGTATACGAGACGCACCGTATCAAGCGCGGACATCACGCCGTTCGCCGTGCGGTACTTATCGGCCGTGACCTCGAGCTGGGAGATGAGATGCTCTTTCGCCGACACGGCCTTCTTGTCACGGTCCTCGCGCATCTTGGAGATGGAGCGGGCCATCTCCTCGGCGATCTCCTTCGGATCAGCCTCGCCGGACACGAGCTCCAGCTTCCTATCCTTCTTCTTGCTCATCATGCTCCTCCGTTCATGCGGGCCAGGAGCTGGTCCTGTTCCCATTCCATCGCTTCTTCGACCGATTTGAACTGCGGGCGGCCGCCTCCCTCTCCTCCGGCGGAGGTGCTCGGCGCGTCGAGGACCGGCCCGGTCGGCTCCTGCTTCGACTCAGCCGCCTTGCCGTAGCGCTGCTGGATCACGTTGACCTGGCGGTTCACCGCAGCGAGCGCCTTGTCCAGGTCGCAGCTGTAAGCGACGACATCGCCGTTGGAATCGGTCACCTCGTAATCCTCGAGCAGGCTGTCGAGCATCGAGCGGCGGACCGGGTCGAGCGCCTTGTACTTCGGGGCGAACTCCATGATGGCCAGCCGACCTCCCTCCTCGTTCAGCAGGCGCTGCGAGTATTCCTCGCACGTCCTGTTGAACGCATCGGCGAGCTCGCGGTTGTAGTCATCGACCCATTCCTGCGCCTGCCTGCGCGGGTTGTCGCCGGTGAACTCGCGTCCCGTCTCGGGGTTGTAGAAGCGGGGCACGCCGTCGCTGTCGCGCTTGCATACGTCCGGGTCGTTGATGGTGGCGCCGAGGCGGCCGTTGACATTGCGGGCTCCCTGCTTGATGTACGCCGCAGCGACATCGTTCAGGGTGCGCTCCCGGATGTCCTCCATCAGGGAATCGCGGTATTCCTTCAGCCCATCTTCCGTGACGTCGATGCCATCCCAATCAAGGCCTTCATTCTCCTGGCCACCATCTCCTGCCAGATCACCTGGTCCTCCAGGCTCTTCCTCAGCTCCAGCGCCGTCGTCGTCCACAGGCGCACCGGCACCGGCACCCCCGTCAGCTCCGTCGGCATCGGGCATACCGGATCCATCTTCTCCGCCGGAACCGGCAGCTGCCTCAGGAGCTTCCTCGCTCTCCTTATCGAGCGAAGCAAATGCCATAGCCCAAGGGTCAGCATCAGCCTGTCGACCCAGCTCCTCAGATACCATCTCGTTCTGACCAGCCATCCCGGTCTCCCTTCTCCTGTTCCATCATCGTCGACAGCTTCGCCATCGCCGACCTCACCCATTGCTGCCTGAGCTTCTGGTACACCAGCGCCTTCCGGCTCCCCAGCTCCACTTTCCCGGACGGGATGAAGCTCATCCCCAGAACCTCCAGCATCGCCTCCATGTCCCTGCACGACAGCAGCCTCGTCCTGATCTTGGTCAGGAACGAGTTCATCTGTTGCACGATCCATCTGAACTCCTCAAGCCTCTCGACATCGGACAGAGGATCGGAGAACCTGAGCGCATCGTAGGTATCGCAGAGGCTCTCCCATGAGGCGACCACGTCGATGTGCCTGGTCTCCTCATCGATCCAATCCCGAGCGTCAGTAACCGATTCCTGCCCTGGCATCGATCCGCTCCTTGCGTTCCTGCTCACGGATGAGCGCTTCTGTCATGGGGATGTTAGCGGCGAGCGTCACGCCGTCGATGTACGACATGATCGGCTTGCCCGAGAAACGGGGGATGAGCTCGGGGAACACCTGCTGGATGAGCGTCTTCAGGCCGTACACCTGGATGAGGGTGTCGCCTACCTGGATGACCTTGGTCGGGAACGACCAGATGTACCCGCGCTCGCCTGAGTTCCCACGGACGACGGGGACGAGTTCCTTGCCGATGCACCAGCTGATCTCCGTGCCGATCTTGGGGAACGTGGTCTTGGCCATGACGCGCTTGGTCGTATCGCGGCTCACGATCTCATAGTCGCCGACCATCTGCGTCACGCTCTCGGGCTGGCCGTAGATATGCTCGCCGGCCTCGAACTCGCGGACCACGATCTCGGGGCCGAGGTCCTCGTCGAACGCCAGGTTGCGCTTGGCATCCGGGGTCATCAGCGGTGTGATGAGGATGCGCTTGCCGTACAGGGGATGCGATTCGATTCCCGTGTTCTTCGCCTTCGGCGTCTCGACGGCCTTCCTCTGCGGCTTCTCGGGCGGCTCCCATTCCTCGCCGCGCATGGCTGCGGCGATGCGGGAGCACCGGTGCTGGTAGGAAAGGCCGGCGGGCTCGAGGCCGTACTCGGCCTCCAATCGCTCCAGCTCCTCCTTCTTCATTGCGGTCATGTCTCTCCAATCTATGTCGGATGTACCGGACATGGATTAGCTTAGCATTCCCGATCGGTAAAAAAAAGACCAAGGGCACCGACCGAAGCCGATGCCCTTGGTAGCCATGCGACCGAAGCCCATGGCGTTTCCCTGCTGCGATTGTACTACGGGTTGAGTGCCTGGCGCTGCTCGAGCTCGGCGATGATATCCGCCTCGCTTCCGCCGATGTTCGCCCAGACCGCTCCGCTTGCCGGATGCTTCGTGAGCGGGCCTGACTCGCAGAACATATCCCACTCGCGCTCGACCTGCAGAACCATGGCGATCTCCTTCTCGAGGTCGCCGCGCTCGTAGGTGATGGTGAATATCTTGCGGTCGGCCATCTTCGGATTGAACAGGACGAGGTAGGCGTGCTGGATGTTCGGCAGCAGCGCCATGGCCGATGCTATCTGCCAGCGCTCCTCGATCTCCTCCGGCCTCGAATACGCCACGGCGAGATGGTGCGCCGGATCGTAGCATTTGATCTCGGCGATCGCGGTCACCTTGCCGATGTAATCCGGATCGTCCATCGGGACATCCATCGCATCGGGCGAGAACGCCAGCGAGCGGCCCTCGATGCTGACGATCCTATCGTCCCACCAATGCATCTTCTCGGCCTTCCCGATGGACTTGCCCATCCGGACGATCATGTTGTTCAGCGCATCGATCGCATACGGCTCAAGCAGATGGCCGCGTGCCATCACGCCATAGGACATGCAATCCTCCTCCGTCACATCGACCAGCTTGGAGGCCATGACCTTCAAGCGGTCGATGTCCGTGACGGTGCGGGGCCTCCCCGTCTTGGTGACGGGGAGGAGCCCCTTGATGTCCGAGGCCGTGATGAAGCGCTGCCGATCGCGCAGCCAGTCGATGCTGCACCTGTGCTCCCACTTCATCAGGGCTCACCTCCTAGAACGGCATATCGTCGTCGTAGGCGGAGCCGGAGCCGGCGGGATCGGCGGGCTGGGGAGCTGGCTCATAGGTGACCTTGACCCCATCGCCGAACGCCTGGTTCGCCATGGCCTGCACGATGCCCGGGTCCATCTGCGCCTGGGTGTAGGTCGGCTGGACGGGCATGGGAGCAGGCTGGTACTGCACCGGCTGCTGGGGCATGGGCGCAGGCTGGTACGCAGGCTGCTGGTACTGCGGCGCATACTGCGGCTGCGGTGCGGGCTGATACTGCACCGGCTGCTGCGGCGCCTGGATCTGCCCGCCCGCCGCTGCGGTATTGGCGAGCACCTGGGGAGCCAGGAACTCGGGCGGCAGCGGCACATCATACGGGCCGGCATCGACGAGGAACACCGTCCAAGGACGGGGGTTGCCCTGGCCGTAATGGCCTTCCTCGGTCTGGATGCAGATGGTCTTGCCGATCAGGTTCATCATGTCGGTGTTGCCCGTCAGCGCGAAGAGGTCCATGTGGATGGACTTCTTCTGGCCCATCTTCGCCGCCTTGCCGGCGGGCTGGAAGGTGAACGTCTTGAGCTCGCCGCCCTCCGTGGCGAGGGCGAGCCGGATGTTCATCTTCGGGTTGCCGTCGGGCCAGAACTCGGGGGCGCCGGGCTGCCCCGTCATCGTGTAGCCCATCTTCTGAACCTCCTGGATGGCGAGCACCGTGCCCACCAGCTGGGTCGAGTAGCCTGGCTTGTCGGGCTTGGAGTAGTTCCAGCTGTAGTTGTTGCCTCCGGGATTGATAGACATGGTCTAGTCCTTCCTGCTGACCTGATAGCGTTGCATGGCATCCCAGACCTCCGTGGTCAGCTCCGCAGCCGGGATGCCGTTCGACACCTTGTTCTTGAAATAGACCGCCGCATTCACGGCGTTGCCCATGAGGTCGAGCTTGGCCTTCGGGAAATGCTTCACCGGCACCAGCCTGTCCGTCATGAAGTACAGATGGAAGCTGCCAGGCTTTCTCGGGTCCTCAAGGGTCATCGTCATATCCCTGAAGCGGGACCCGAACTCGATGACCCTGTCGTCCCTGACGCCGTGGCCGACTCCGTCTATGTCCAGCACGATGAAGTTCTGGTAGAGCATGTTCTGCCCTACCCAGTGGATCGGGCTGATCGCCTCGGCATCGCACCTCAGCATCAGGTTGGGCTCGAAGTCCCGCTTCCATCCCCACTGTATCATCGGCCTGTTGTCAGGCGTGCATGGGAAGAAGCGGCGCTCCGCGCCCTTCCATCCGTCGGGCAGCTTCGGCAGATCCTCGAGCCTGATGGAATCGAAGGACGGCTGGTTAGCCAGCCTGAGCGATGGCAGCAGGGTCGTCATGGGCTGGACCCTGCCGTTCGGATTGAGCCTCGAGCCGGGCGTCCTGCGCTTCTCCGCGAGACGTTGCTCGAACATCGCCTGGCTCACCTGGTTCTTGAACGCTCCGTCCTGCCATGATTGGATGTCCTTCGCACGGAGCGGGATCCCGTTCGCTGTGCAATGCGATGTGACTTCCTCTATGGAATAGCCGACCCTGCCTGCACGGAACATCCCGAAGTACGGCGATTGGCCCGGCGGCAGTATCTCATCCAACGATTCGCGCGGCATCTCATCCTCCTTTCCTATGAAGTCGCGTACATCGCATCGGCGAAATCATCGAGGTACTCCATGGCCCAGCCTTCCGTACCTCCCTTCCACTGGGCGATGGGCAGCCAGACCTCTGCGTCGGCGAGGCTGCGCTGGTACTTTACTATCACGAGCGCACCCCTGCATCCGGAGTTCCCGGACTCAGCCTCGGTCTGCCTCTTCCATTCGTTCAGCTTGGACCTCGATACGCTCTTCGTCTGCTTGCCGGCCTTGACCTCGAGGGTGATCTCCTCGCCGCTCGGAAGCAGCATCCGGAGATCACCCTCGTCCTCCGACCCGGCAAGCGCACGGCGCACGGTCCTGAGCCCGCGCTCGGTGAGGAACCTTGAGACGTTCGTCTCAGCCCTGGTCCCTATCCGCTTGCTCGGGTTCGCCATGGTCAGTCCTCGTTCCCGATCTCGTTGCCCTCGCCATCGAGGCGGCGCGTGATGTCGAGCCCGCAGGCGTCGGCGATCACGGCCGTGATGTCATCGACGGTGAGCTCGAGGATGGAGCCGAGGGTCGGCATATCGAAGCAGCGGCAGGGGCTGCAATGGTCCTCGGTATCGATCACGAAGTCATCCTTCGCGAACTGGATGAGCGCGGAGAAGTCGTCGATCATGTCGTTGGCCTTCTTGATGTTGGCCACGTTGTCGAGCTCCTCCATGAGGGACTCGGCCTCCTCGATCTTGTCGTCGAGGACCGGGGTGCTGGCGACGAACTTGACGCCGTTGTCCTTGATGGACTTGCGCTCGAATCCGTCGAGGTTGGGCATGGGCGTGGCGCTCGGCTGGCCAGCCAGGTAGGCGACCTTCTGTGCGACGGTCTCCAGGTCGTTCGCCTGGTAGAAGACGTTGCGGTTGGGCATGATGATGTCGCCCTTCTTGCTGACGATCATGCCGTTGACGATGCTGAGCTCGGACTTCTTGTACATCTTCATAGTGCTTTCCTTTCGGTCTTGGTTCTCGGCCGGACGTTTATTGGCAGAGCCATGGTGGCCGGGCATGGCTCCGCCTTGTTGCCTTAGTCGACGAGCTTGAACTGCACCCACAACGCATCCTCGTCATACGAGGGAAAGTTAGTGTAGTCCACGAACCTATCGGGATCGATCATCCAATCCCAGTCGAATGCGTACCTGTACTCGAGAACGCGCTCGAACCTGCTGCGCACGTACTCGTCGTCATCGCTCTCGCTGATGACCTCCTCGGACAGCAGGTTCTCGACGACGTCCATCACATCGAGGCCGAGCAGATGGCACGCGACGGTCATGTCCACGGCGATGGTGTTGCGCGATCCCTCGGAGTAGTCGTTGAACTCCTGGCACCCGAACACGATGCCGTTCGCCAGCTGGGCGTAGTCATCCGCCTTGAAGCGCTCGCCCGGACGGACCTTCACGTCCTCCCTCTTGATCTCGTACACCTTCATGTCAGTCCTCCTTGTGGTTCTCGTACCAGTCGGCGATGGTAGCACGCTTCTCCATGAACTCCTTGGAGAAGGACTCGAACGCCTCCTGGCTCTCCTCGCTGTCGAACAGGCAGCCGGCATCGATGCACTCGTCGATCATGTCCAGGTAGAACTTGGCCATCGGCCGCGTGTCGAACCCTCGGTTGTAATACTTGACGACGCGGTCGAACTGCCTGACCCACTTGGCCACGGTCCACATGATGCAGTCATGGTCGCGGAGCGGGTTGGGGATGGCGACCTTCGGGTCTCCGACGCGCAGGTCGTAGAAGACGTGGTGCTTGATGTCGTAGCCCTGCATCACGATGCTCATGTCGAACGACTGGAGCACTCCGGGGGTGTCGAGGATGGGCACCCAGCGGCCGTGGTGCTTGCGCTGCTTGAACGTGAAGTTGAGGATGACGCCGTCGTAGAAGAACTTGTAGGTCGTGACGCCGATCTTGTGGTTGAGCCCTGCCTGCTTCAGGCGGGCGAGCTTCCACTCCTCCTGCTGGTTGCTGCGCTGTGTGCCGGAGCCGGGCTCCATCTTCAGCGCATAGCGGGCGATCTCCGTGGCCGACACCAGCTCGTCCTCGCCGAAGACGAAGACGTCGATGTCGGGCACCGTGCCCCAGCCGTCCGGGTCGAAGCCGGGCAGCAGGCAGGAGCCCGTGATGCAGCCGTCGATGGGCAGGGTCTTGACGAGCTCGATCGCCGAGGCGATCTTCTCCCTGGTGCTGACGGCTCCGTCCTCGGCGAACTTCTCCGCCATCGTCATGCCGTTGTACTTATCGGGCTTGGGTTCCAGCTTGAGCATGTCTGCTTCCTCTCTCTACTCAAGGTTGTCGTATCCGCCTGCGGCCTCCATGCGCTCGACCGCTTCAGAGATCTCCTCGGGCGTACCCTCTCGCCTGATGCGGGTCCACTCCTCGAGGGTGATGCCGCCCTTGCGCTCCGCCTCTGCTGCGGCGGTGATGAAATCCAACATGGTCTTCGCCATGCCGCACCTCCTAATACTTGCTGATGACCTTGCACCAGCTGGTGTCGTAATCCTCCAGCGGCGCCTTCGAGAGCATGTGGCACCACTTCGCATAGCCGGTCCTCAGTTTCGTACCGGTATTGCAGGTGTACAGATTGGTGTGGTAATGGTGCACATGCTCGACCGTCGTGCCCTCCAGGCTGTACTCCGGGTAGTGCGCGAAGTCGTAGTAGTGCGGCGTGTCGTTATCGCCGAAGCTGAAGACGTGGCCGTAGTGCTTGCCCCTGATCTCATTGGTCAGGATGCCGAAGAAGTCATGGGACTCGTTGCCGTACCCGATCATATCCCGGATGGTCTGCGGCGACGGCAGCTCGCTGCCATGGCGGTAGAAGCGGCTGTTGCTGCCGGTGACGATGAAGTCAGCCGACAGCTGGGTGCGCAGGGTATCGGCCAACGCGATCATCGTGGCGCTGATGCCGCGCGGGATGCTGCCGCTGACATCGATGATGACCAGGTTCGGCAGCTGCGGCGCAGCATTGTACCGGCCGACCGGCAGGCCGAGGCGCTTGTTGTAGCCCTCGTTCCAGTACAGGCCGGAGCCGATGTTCAGCTTGATGCAGTCGAGGATGTCGCCGATGAACGCCGGCATCAGACGCAGGCGCTGGAGCATCTCGATGTTGACGTAGCTGGACAGGTCGCCCATGTACGTCTCGAGGTCCAGCTTGCGGGACACCATCAGAGGCGACGAGCCCTCGTCTCCGAACCGGCGCTCGCCGAACGTCGATCCCGAGTGCTCGGTCAGGATGCCGTCCTCGTCGACGCCGACCGGGTTTCCGTACTCGTCGCCGCACGACTCGGGCTTCCAGTCGCAGGGCGCCTCCGCCGCACCGTCGAGCAGGCCGACGGTCTCGGTGCAGTCCTCGTACCCGAGATCGTAGATCTCTATCTCGGTCTTGAACTTGCGCTTCGGGCCGAGCACCTTGTTCCAGAGGATGTGCGGGAACATCTTCTGGAGCACCGGGCGGAGCAGCATCCTGATGAGCTCCTCCTGCCCCCTCGTCCAACGGATGAAGGGTATGCCCTTCTCCATGGCGAGCTGGGCATCTGCCTTGTTCTCCGCTATGTACAGGCGGGGAAGTTCGATGCCGTCCAACATGACGCGCTGAAGCATAGCTTCTCCTTTCTTCCATGTCGCACATGAATCATATCATGTGGTCCGGACAGTTACTTGCCCTAGAACTTGATGTCCATCTCACCTTCTTCCGGCTCCTCGATCTCCGCTTCGGACAGGGCCATCTGGATACGGTCCCAGTCGGGAAGTCCCTGGAGTATCTCGAGCATCTCGGACATGGTGCAGTCATCGAACCTGTCGGCGTCATCGACGAGCGACTTGACGACATCCCTGACCTGCTGCTCAGGCGAGAGTATCTTGCGGTCGCGCTTGCGCCTGGCCTTGACTATCTCCGATCCGATGACGCTCTTCCAGATGTCGTTAATCAGATCGCCGATGTCATCCAGCTTGTCCTCTGGGGTGGCATCGATCCATGTGCACAGCTTGGTCAGCGACCTCGGGGTGAGGATGTTGTAGTCCTTGCCCGTGTCGGTCAGCATCGACAGCGTGCTGTACGGCAGGTCGATCCCGGTCTTCCCGAGGATGTAGTCGTGCGTCTGGTCCTTGTCCACGCAGAAGCGCTTGAACATGAAGCGCTGCCTGATGTTGCCCTTGAGCTGCTCGGGCGGGATGGTGTCGTTGGTTGCCGCTATGATCTGGATGTCGGGGAGCGGCGTGCCGTCCGCCATCTCCCTGCTCTCGATCACGGTGAGCAGGGTGGACAGCACGAACTGCTCAGCCTCGAGCAGCTCGTCCAGGAACAGGATGTCCCCGTCCTCCAGCGATGCGAGCTGCATCGAGTTGTAGATCGTCATGCTGCGGTGCTCGTTGTCGGGCATGGTCATGCCCACCGTCTCCGACGGGACGCAGCGTGACGCCACGATCTTGATCACCTTGCCGCAGCCGTGCGCCTTCGCATGCTGCTCCACCGCAGCGGTCTTGCCGATGCCGGGAGGGCCGACCAGGCACGGAACTATCTGGTCCCTGGCGCACCAGCTCAGGTCCAGGAACCTGATCATCTCATCGAACTGTCCCATATGTCTCCTCTCAAAACAAAGGGAAAGCGCGGGCCATGGTGGTGCCATGGCCCGGCCTGTATCCCTACTTGCTGACGTATACCGAGGTGTACCGGACGGTCACCTTGACCTCGACCTCGTACTTCTTGATCGTGTGGCGCAGCGTGTTGGCCAGGGTGGCGGCGCGCCTGCGGTCCTTCGTGTCGATGGCGTAGATGCCGCCGTTGCTGTCGACCTCGCGGATGAGCGGCTCGTAGATCGAGCTGCCCTTGCGGCGCTCGATACCGGTCGGGATGCGGTCGACCTTCTTGAATCCCATCATCGTCCTCGCCATGCTAGTCCTCCTTGTCCAGGGCCAGGCGGCACTCGGTCTCGAGCGCCGTCATGTCACGGCGCATCGCCTTGATGGACTCCTCCATCAGGTCGGCCTCGCCGAGGCGCATGTACGCGAGCGTGCTGTTGACGTGGCCGCGCAGCGCGGTGGCCAGGGACGAGCACTTTCCGGGGACGATGGTTACGTTGTTGTTAGCCATGGTTCTTCCTCTCTCTCTTACTGACTCCTGATCGAACCTTACTCGGACCTATCCTCCGACTTCTGGAAGCGGCGATCGATGATGTACGCCTTCATCGACTCGACGCCCCGGCACTCGGCGCTCGCCTCGCGCACGAGGGATGCGTCTCCGCCTGCCAGAGTCAGCAGGTCCCGTGCCAGACTCGGGCCGCAGCGGATGTCACGGGCCAGGTCGAGCACTCTCCTGTCTTCCAACGGAACCTCCTTTCTTCCCATGGGTCACGGTTCCCATTGACGGTGGATATCCATTCCACCTACGAAACACCAAGGTGCACCGACGTGCGGGACGGAGCCACGGGAGGCACCGACCCCGCAGGTTGCGAGGAGCCTCCGGTCCTCCGGGCTATCGCCTTGCAGGCTTCGGTGTAGCTGGCATACTTCCCGATCGGCACCCGCTTGTACAGGTCATGGACCGAGCCGAATCCTCCGTCATCGACCGGCACCCTGACGTAGTAGGTCCCGTCCGGATCGTAGAAGACCTCGAGTCCGCACTGCCTTCCGATGTACTTCATCTCCCTCCGCTCCTCCCTCTTCCTACCAGGCGATGTTCATCATCACGTCGATGAGGAATATGGCGAGCGATATCAGCATGCCCGTGGCGAGCGTGCCGACCATCTCATGCTGGCCCTCCTCCGTGTACTTGCGGTCGCCCCTCGTCACCCATGCGGCGACGGCCATCATCGTGACGATGGCCGCGAGCCACATCGCGACTCCGCGTGCAGTCATGTACAGCATTCCTGTCTCCTCTCTTCCAGGTAAAAAGGCCGGAAGGCGGTCGCCCCTCCTTCCGGCAAAGATGATGGCAGGCCATCACACCTTGGT